ACTACAACACGTAAAGTTTCTAGAAACGTCAATAGCCGCACTTCATAACGAAATTGTACATGAAGTATTAGAGGGTACATTACCTGAAAACAAGGCATTTCTTTTTAAGAAATACTTGAGAAGGTTAAACTACATCGCAAGATAATGCGACGATAGTAAGTATAATAAAATAGTAATAAGCTAATGTCACAGTACGAAAGAAGATTAGATTTACTTAATAAGAATAGAGTAATATATAGGCGTAAACCTACAACAGATAAACCATCTGAATCATATGATTGGGGTGATTTTTATGAAACAGGTACACATCAGTATTACAATCTATTCTATACTAAAGCTAAGATAACAACGTACAAAAGTCTTAAGTGGCATTTGTATGTATTATGGTATCTGAATCCAGACATGGATCAAGATCTATTCAAAGCTGTAGTGAATACCGTTTGCAAAAAAGAAAATGGTTTTGTAACATTTCGCTGCAGCAAAAACCTTATTGATAGCATGCTTTATGATGTATCAATGATGGACTTAGAAAAAGCACCGCCCAATAAACTGCGTAAGATTATATTTAAAGATTACACAGGATTAGATATGCGTCAAAAGCTATCTATAGTAGGTAAAATGATTGGTCGAACAAGACTATCTGAAACCGAAATATATGATGCAATGCTTCTAATAAATAATGAAGGCGAGAAAATTACGATAGCAAAAGTAGCTCAGTATCTTAAGTGTTCTACAAGAACAATATACAGAAATATGAGCAACGAATTAAAACGTGAAAAAGAATTACTGAATCAACAAATATGAGAAAGTACAACGTACAAAACTATATTAGGTATAAAGAAGATTTAAAACAATGTATGCCTAAAGAAAAATCCTATTTGAAATATAATAGAGAAGAGCTGATAGTAAAGTTTATGCCACTTGTAGAAAATTTAGCACGTAAGTTTTCAACAGGTGATCAAGCATCTGGTGTATTATCTATTAACGATCTTATACAAGAGGGCAACAAAGGTTTAACTCTTGCTGTTGACAAGCTTGAAAGAAGTATGCTAGAAGAGTCTGAAGATATTGAAAAGACTTTAAAAAGTTTCTTTAGTAAAAGAATCAAAGGAGCAATACGCAGGTCAATAGATATTAACAGAGGTAATATAAAAATACCTGAGCATCAATTAAATAAAATTAGGAAGAACCCTAAAGATGAAAAGATAGTTGCAATGTTTTTTAATTCTATATTTTCTAGCATAGATGAAAACTATAATAATGATGACAATCCGATATATCAAATGCCGGATAAGTCAGAGCCTTATAATATTCATTTACTTAATGCTTATTTATTGCAAATAATGAAAAAGCATCTTAATGATAATCAATATCACACCCTGCGTTTATCCTTCGGATTAGACTGTGATAAAGCAAGTGCAATTGAAATTGCTAAGTTCTTAGGAATCAATGTGGCTACTGCAAATGTGCGTGTTTCTCAGATAAAAAGAGAAGCGATAGATACGCTCATCGCTAACGTTGACGCAACGCAAGTGATTGATTACCTGTAAGTTAGGAATTTAAAAAGTAAAAAATATGTGTAATTATATAAATACAAAACCTTATTAAACCATGACGATAAATCAAAAATTATCAACCATTCAAACAAAGTTTAAATCGAAGAAAAGTAGATTTAATTCATTCGGCAAATATTACTTTCGCAGTGCCGAAGACATTCTCGAAGCAACAAAACCCTTTCTGTTAGAGTTAGGAGTTAGTGTTAAGATTGATGAGGAATTAATCCATAGTGAGCCTATGCCCATTATCAAGACTACAGCTACAGTTAGCGATGGCGAAAATGCTATACACGCTACAGCTCTGGTCGGTGTTGACCTCAATCAAAAAGGTATGCAAACTCCACAACAGTTTGGTAGTGCGTCGAGCTATGGTAAGAAATATGCGTTAGGAAATTTGTTTCTTATTGACGACACGCAGGATTCTGATGCAACTAATACGCATGGGAGATCTGCAGCAGCTAAAGAAGTTTTAAAAGATATTGAGAAAGCTAAGACCTATGTTAAGTCAGGCGGCGCGATCGATACTATTAAAAAGAAGTATAAGCTAACGTCCGATCAGGAAGCAGCATTAAATAATCTTTAATGAGTAAAAAAGCGATTGAAAAACTAAGAGACGATGAGCACTATTACGGCGAGTTTGGTAAACAATACTTGTCCAATAGTGATATATCGAATCTATTAACCAATCCTTTGTCGCTAGGTAAGCCTAGCAAACCTTCAGCAGCGTTCCTCGTTGGTGGCTATTTTCATACTGCTATCTTAGAGCCAGATAAGCTCAAGAAGTATAAAGTGATACAGTCATCAACACGGAACACGAAGGCGTACAAAGAGATGTCTGGAGGTGAGCTGTGTTTGTTACAACACGAAGTTGATACAATAGAAGTATTAACTGAAAAGCTAATGGATAATGAAATATGTAAATCATTAATCACGGCTGGTAATGTTGAATACGAACAACCCGGAATAACGGAATTATGTGGATTAAAGTGGAAAGGAAAAGCCGATGTAGTTAATCACGACGATGGCTTAGTCATTGACTTGAAAACTACAAAAGACATAAACCGATTCCGTAGCTCAGCCTTTCGTTACAATTACGACTCGCAGGCGTATATTTATAGTAAACTATTCGGTTATGAAATGTTATTTGTTGTTATAGACAAAGAATCAGGACAAATCGGATTGTTTGATTGTTCACCAGATTTTTATGAATCAGGTAAGGACAAAGTGGAAAGAGCAAGTGAACAGTATAAATTATTTTATCAGACACCTGAATTTGACCACAAGCAATTTTTTATTAACAAAACACTTTAAATTTAATTTTATGGCAAGAACAAGAAAACCTCAGTTAAAAGTATGCAGTGTAACAGGATTAGAAACTAGCACAACTAATTTCTATAAAAATCAAAATCATGTTAAAGCTGTAGACAACTTACGAAGAACGACTAGCGCGACTAAAGATCAGCTAGCAAGAATGTTTAACCAGATTAATCAATACGCATAAGTATGGCTAGTATTATTAAAACGAGTATTAACCTTAACGAAATACCAAAAGATAAAATTATCATTGGTAAGAAAGGAAAATACTTGCCTATAACTATTACATTGAATGATGAGGTAGACCAGTTTGGTAATCAAGGTCCTGTTATCGTTGCACAAACGAAAGAGGAAAGAGAAGCTAAAGTTGGTAAAACTTATTTAGGTAATGTACAAGTTGTATGGACGAACGGAGATAATGTAGCAGTCGCTCCGAGAGAAGATGCACCGGCGCCAGCAATGGCTCCTGCACAAACGGCTGCACCAGTTGATGATTTACCATTTTAATATATTTAAATAAATGCAAACGACAGAGATCAATGGATTTGTAATTGACGAATTCAATGTACATGGTCTTAAGGAAGGAAAGAAGCAAGGAGTATGTCCTAGCTCAACTTCTTGTAGACAACCCAAGAATCACAAAAAAGAATGTGCTTCATACGATTGGGAACGTGGTCTCGGAACTTGTCACAACTGTAACAAATCATTTCAATTGCATACATACAAACGTAAGGGTGACACTGAGCGTGAATATGCAAAACCTGCGCCAATTGAATATAAGCGGCCAGAAAGCAAAGTAATTGAATGGTTTAAAACAAGAGGTATATCTCAGGAAACTCTCGCTGATCTACGTGTTAGCGAGGGTCCTGAATATATGCCACAAACCGGTAAGACCGAGAATACGATAAAGTTCAATTATTTTATAGGCGAAGATTTAATTAATATTAAATACCGCGATGGAAGAAAGAACTTTAAATTATTTAAGGGTGCAGAGAAAGTATTCTACAATATTGATAGCATTGTAGGTTTTGAATACTGTATCGTAACTGAAGGCGAAATGGATGTGCTTGCATTACACGAAGCCGGAATTACTAATGCAGTATCAGTACCAAATGGAGCTACGCTGAATACAAATAATTTAGAATACTTAGATAACTGTATCGATTATTTTGAAGACAAAGAAAAAATAATTTTAGCTATCGATCAAGATGCAGCGGGTCAAGCATTGCAAACAGAATTAATTAGAAGGCTGGGTGCAGAAGTTTGTTATCTCGTAAATTTTGATGATTGTAAAGACGCTAATGAATATTTATTAAAGTATGGATCTGAAGAGTTATCAAAGGTTATTACAGGAGCGAGGCCTGTACCTTTGGAAAACGTCACAACATTTAAAGACATTGAGCATGATGTTAAAGACTTTGTACAAAACGGTTTTAAGCCCGGCTATCAAGTTGGTCTTGCAAATTTTGACAGAATCTTTTCGACGTATACCGGACAGTTTATTACTGTTACTGGCATACCTTCTTCTGGTAAGTCTGATTTTGTTGACCAGATGTGTGTAGGCTACAACCAAAATTACGGTTGGAAAGTTGCATTCGCATCACCAGAAAATGCACCAACATATTTGCATGCTCATAAGTTAATGCGTAAAGTATGGCAGGATATGCCAACCCCATCCGATATTAAAACAAACAAATGGGATGAGGTTGCTGAGCACGTTAATAATAACTTTTTCTTTATTGATATGGAAAGATATACGCTTGAATCTGTATTGCGTAAAGGAGCTGAGCTCGTTAAACGTAAAGGTATTAAAGCATTAGTTATTGATCCTTTTAATAAAGTTAGAGATGTAGATGCAGCAAGTGATGATGTAAATAGATACACCATGGATTATCTTACTAAGATTGAAATCTTTGCTAAGAAATATGACGTGCTGGTATTCATAGTAGCTCACCCAACTAAAATGTATAAAGATAGCAATGGAAAAATTGAAGAACCCACGATGTACAATATTAAAGGGGGCGGAGAATGGTATGACGCGAGTTATCATGGCCTTCTCGTACACCGCGATTATGATGAGAAAACAGTTAAGGCAAAAGTCCTTAAAGTTAAGTTTCAAAATCTCGGAGAGAATGGAGCTGAAGCTCATTTCAAATGGGAACCTAAGAGTGGTTGTTTCATACCGCACGAACACTTAGAGATTGCTAATGAACCTATGCCCTGGGAATAAATGAAAAGCTTATATAGAAAAGGTAAAAATTATGCAATGCCACGGTATCTTCCTAATGAAGAAGAGCGAGAGTGGTATAGATTTTGTGTAACTAACAATATAAGAATATCACCATGGGGAATACAAAATGATTCTGATCATTGGCATATATGTGTAAATTTAGGGCCATATAAAAGAGGCGAGAAACAAAACATATCTCCCTTTAAATACGATAGAAAACAAATATGGCCAGAGTATTATAAAATGTGTAAATATTATTATGACAAATATAGAAAGTGAATATAGAGCTTTAATGGCAAACTTATTACATGCCCCTGTAAAGAAAGATAGAACAGGCGTTGGTACTAAGTCTCAATTTGGCAGACAGATAGAGCACGATATGTCATTAGGTTTTCCTATACTATTAGGTAAGAAAATTTATTTTAATCACGCTATAACAGAATTGTTATGGATATTAAACGGTAGAACAGACTTGAGTTATCTACACGAGAATGGTGTTCATTATTGGGATGATGATTATGAAAGGTCTGGTCGTAAAGACAACAAGCTTGGTCCAGTCTACGGCGCTCAATGGCGCGATTTCGAGGGCTATGATCAGCTTATGAATCTTATCTATGGTATAAGTATAGAGCCAGAATCCAGACGCCATATAATCAACGCATGGGCTCCGCATAAATTAAAGAATATGGTTTTACCACCGTGTCATTATGCAATGCAAGTCAATGTTAGTAACGGTAAAATGGATTTAATGTGGATACAACGTTCTGCAGATGTGTTTTTAGGTTTGCCTTATGATATTACAATGTATGCTATACTGCTTGAGTTGTTATGTCATAACACAGAATATAAACCTGGTAAACTTATTGCTCAGCTTGGTGATTGTCATTTATATTTAAATCACATTAAAGCGGCTGAAGAATTTGTGCACAGAGATGTAAGCAATATTGAATTACCTAGCTTACAAATAACAGGTAATGGTATTGTATATGAAGGCGGGCACAGAAGTAATCCTGGATTAAAAATACCTAAGAAAAAACAATTTAAATTAATTAATTATAATCCTTTGCAACCTATTAAAGCAAAGCTAAACGTTGGAAAATAATGTATTATTTATATCACATTCCTGGTAAAAAAATTGGAGTTACACGTAATCTTAATAAACGTGTCACTCTTATACAAGGATATAAAGAAGACGAATATGAAGTTCTTGATCAAAGCGAAGATATAGATTATATATCTGACAAAGAGATAGAACTTCAAAAGTCTTACGGCTATAGAGTCGATAGAAAAAAGTATAAGGAACTTAAATTTAATAAAATGAAAATAAACCCAACAGACCAAACTTCAACATTTCCATGTCCTGTAAATAAACTAAAGGGTCGGTTAATGGATAACGTTGGCTTAAAGTGGGCAACACCACAAGGCTACAACTTTGAAATTACAAATGAAAATATCCCTTGGATAATGGCAAATGCAAAAACTTCTATGTACGATGATAATAGAAGTTATATCTACAATAAAGCTTTTTACGAAGCATACTATAATCCAACTCATTTACCCAATGCGGAGAAATGTATAACTAATGAGTTGCCTTGTGAAAGGTTTGACTTAATTAGAGACTGGGCTGCTACTCGTGGTATATACGATGAAGGTAATACTTATGTACAATATGTAAAACTTCAAGAAGAAGCGGGTGAGCTAGCTAAAGCATTGCTTAATGATGATCATGATGAAATAAATGACGCTATTGGTGATATGGTTGTTGTATTAACAAACCTAGCACATTTGCACGGAACTGATATAGAAGACTGTATTGATATGGCTTACACAGAAATAGCAGGGCGTACAGGTAAAATGATTAACGGAACATTCGTAAAAGATTAATATGAGAGATAAAATAATTGAACAAGTAATAAATAAAATTAAATCTAGATCAGATGTAGGCTTTAAAAAATATAAAGTTACATTACATCAAGATGAACAACCATTAAATGTTTGGCTAACACATATACAAGAAGAGCTAATGGATGCTGTAAATTATATTGAAAAAGCTAAAATGGTTTTGCAAGATGAAATTGAAGAAGCAATGCTTAATCAAGCAAAACAAATGGATGATATAGAAATAACAGATGAGGAAGTTCTATAAAAAAAGAAAGAAGCGTGGCCCAGTTGTAAGTAAAAAAGTTACTTATGATGGGATCACATTTGCTTCTGGATTAGAAAAATATATGTATATGGCTTTAAAGAAAGCTAAAATAAAATGTACATATGAGGGTGAAACATTTCATTTATTGAATGGTTTTCACTTTCCAAATAAATGTTTTGCAAGATGTGCAAACGGTAAAGGTGAATATAAAGATAGAGGCGATAAAAGAATATTGCCTATAACTTATACACCAGATTTTATTGGCCAAGGTTTTATTATTGAAACCAAAGGCAGGGCCAATGAATCTTTTCCAATGAGATGGAAGTTGTTTAAAAAATTAGTTACAAATCAATTTCCTAATGTAGTATTGTATAAACCACAAAATCAAAAAGAATGCGACGAAACAGTAAGATTAATATTGAGCGAGAGAAAGAACTAGCTCGAAGAAAATATGCTGAGCGCCAAATTGACAAGTGGTGGAAATGGAGCTGGGAAATAAAAGGTTATATAAAATATAAAGATCTAGTTAAACTACAAGAAAAATATAATATAAAATCAAATGGCTAAAAGAGGATTAACAATATCAGATTATATTAAGAAACCCAAAAAGAAAAGACCAGGCGTACACGCTAAGTCTAAGCATAGTAACAATAAACAAAGTAAGAATTATGTCAAAAAGAAAAGAGGACAAGGGTAATTGGTCCCTATCACTTGGATTATATCCCGGAGTTTTATTCGGAGCACGAACATATGACGAACCCGCAATGACTATACATGTATTTTATTTACCATTTATAGATATTGCATTAGAAATACAAAAATAATATGACAGCACCTATATTTACAGAGAGAATTCCTTATAAACCTTTTGAATACCCCGAATACTACACTGAAGGTTGGCTAAAGCAGGCACAGGCGTTTTGGTTACATACAGAAATACCCATGCAGGGTGATGTAAAAGACTGGAACGAAAAGCTAACACCTGAAGAAAAGAATCTCGTTGGTAATATATTATTAGGTTTTGCTCAAACAGAATGTGCAGTATCAGATTACTGGACACAAAAAGTCGTATCATGGTTTCCTAAACATGAGATACAGCAAATGGCTATGATGTTCGGCTCACAAGAAACAATACATGCTGTAGCTTATAGTTATTTAAATGAAACACTCGGGCTTGAAGATTACGAAGCGTTTTTACATGAGCCAGCTACTGCTGGTCGTTTTGACAACCTTGTTGCATATAGTGGCAATAAACCAGTCGGTATCGGAAAATCACTGGCTATTTTTAGTGCTTTCGCAGAAGGAGTTTCTTTATATTCCGCTTTTGCAGTGCTTTATTCTTTTCAGTTACGTAATTTACTTAAAGGTATTGGCCAACAAATGAAGTGGTCTGTAAGAGATGAATCATTGCATAGTAAAATGGGATGTAAACTTTTTAGAGATATGTGTAAAGAAATACCTAATTTAAAAAGTGAATGTGAAGAAGATATATTGGATGCTGCTAATATTATGATACAATTAGAAGAAAAATATATAGACAAAATGTTTGAAATGGGTGATATTGAAAACCTAAAAGCAGACGACTTAAAACAATTTATTAGAAAAAGAACAAATGAAAAACTTGTGGAACTGGGTTACACAGATAAAGGAAGTTACTTTAGCTTTGATAGAGATTCTGCTGCTGTACTCGATTGGTTTTATCATCTTACTGGTGGACACACTCATACAGATTTCTTTGCGATTAGATCCACGGACTATAGCAAAGCGAATGAAGGGGAAAACTTCGAGGACATTTGGTAATATTAAAATCACTGAGGAAGATATATATGAAGACCTCTATAAATAAAAGAAGCTGGCTAAAGATTTTAGTAAAGCAGAGAAGGCTAAAGCCTCATGAAAGAATAGCAAACAGGCTGGGATATATGGGAACTGGATTTATGATGACAGCTCCGCATTTATTACCAGATACTATCGGAATAATAATATATATTATTGCCGGATTAATATCAATACCGCAAGTATTTGTTGCAAAACAATGGAACTTAGTAGCGGTTAATTTAAACGTAGCAATTGCCTACACAATATTATACTTTACATAATGTGGAATAAAGAATGGAAAAAAGGAATTGATTACCCAGCTTGGGGTGATACAGATGTATATAAGAAAACAATAGCTGGTGGTTATTTGTTTGGTGGTGAATCACCTAGAGATGCTTATATGCGTGTTGCTTCAACTGTGGCTAAAAGGTTATATAAACCTGAGCTAACTGAAACGTTTTTTGAATATATATGGAACGGTTGGTTATGCTTGGCATCCCCTGTTTTATCAAATACAGGATTAGATAGAGGCTTGCCAATAAGTTGTTTCGGTATTGATGTTGCTGATAGCATACAAGATATTGGACAAAAGAATTTAGAAATGATGCTGTTAGCAAAACACGGTGGCGGGGTTGGTATCGGTGTTAATATGATTCGTCCCGCCGGAGCTAAAATAACAGGTAATGGAACATCAGACGGAGTCGTCCCATTCTGCAAGATTTATGATTCAACAATACTTGCTACTAATCAAGGATCAGTTAGACGAGGAGCTGCATCAGTCAATATCCACATTGAACACGATGATTTTGAAGAATGGCTTGAAATCAGAGAACCTAAGGGAGATGTTAACAGACAATCGCTTAACCTACATCAATGCGCAGTTGTTGGTGATAAGTTTATGCGAAAACTTGAACAAGGAGATAAAGAGTCGAGGGCTCGATGGAGTAAACTTATTAGAAAACGAAAAAGCACTGGAGAGCCGTATGTCTTATTTAAAGGAAATACTAACAAAGCAAATCCAGACGCATATAAAGATAACGCACTAAAAGTGCATATGACAAACATATGTAGCGAGATAACATTACACACTGATGAAAGTCACAGTTTTGTATGTTGTCTTTCATCATTAAATTTAACAAAATATGAAGAGTGGAAAAATACAAATATTATATATGACGCTATCTGGTTTCTGGATGGTGTACTTGAAGAATTTATACAAAAAGCTAAGTATAGAAAAGGTTTCGAAAACTCTGTACGAAGCGCAGAAAAAGGTCGCGCACTTGGCTTGGGAGTCTTGGGTTGGCATACGTACCTTCAACAAAACGGCTATGCGTTTGAGGGTTTACCAGCACAATTCCAAACTAGACGTATTTTTAGCCAGATTAAAATCGAATCTGAAAGAGCTAGTAGGGCGTTGGCTGAAGTTTACGGTGAACCTTTGTGGTGCCGTGGTACGGGGTTCCGTAATACTCATCTTAGAGCTATTGCTCCTACTGTTAGTAATAGTAAGCTTGCCGGTAACGTTAGCCCTGGTATTGAGCCTTGGGCTGCTAATGTTTTTACTGAACAGACTGCTAAGGGTACCTTTATTCGGAAAAATCCAACGTTGGTTAAAGTCTTAAGAAAGTATAAACTAAACAATGAAAATATATGGTCGCAAATTTTAAAAGACGGTGGATCGATACAGGGTATAAAAGAATTAGACGGTATCGAAATCAACGATACACCTGTCAAAGAAATTTTCAAAACATTCAAAGAAATTAATCAGCTAGAATTAGTTAGGCAGGCAGGTATAAGACAACAATACATAGATCAGTCTGTTAGTCTAAATTTAGCTTTCCCTTCGGAAGCAACGCCTAAATGGATTAATAAAGTTCATATGGAAGCATGGAAGCAAGGAATAAAAACTTTATATTATATGCGGACAGAGAGTGTCCTGCGTGGAGATATTGCAGAGAGAGCAATGAGTGAAGATTGCTTAGCCTGTGATGGTTAGTTAGTTTGTTGTGTTGTTAAAAGGGGCATCAGCAATGGTGCCTCTTTTTTTATTTACAAATACAGTTTGGACAGAATGGACACATATCTAAAAGTTTGAGGCTGCGTTAATTTCGTGTATAGCATTTTGTATTTCCTCTAAATCAGTTGGGAGCAGCAAATCCAACCCGGCTTTAAATGCTTGTTCAACGACGCCATTTTTAAATATCAATATAGTCGGCGCCATGCGTACCCTATATTCTTTTTTAGTTATGGGAGTTTCAGCAATATCTACTCTATAGTATTTTGCTTCTTCTAGTTTATCCCATTCAGCGAAACAATTCTCTTCATTAAATTTCGCCCAAAATTCTATTACAATGGTGCTTTCATTATCATCACCAAAAGCACCGCTTGATATTGCTTGTTCAAAATTACTATCGTCAAGCCAATATTCTTCTGGAACTTCAACTTGTGAAAATGATATAAATGGTATTAAAATTAAAATTAAGTATTTCATTATCTTTGTTTTTGTAGATCATATAGCCTTTCATCTATTTTGTCTAATTGTTCTTTTATCGCTTCTACATCATCTTGAGTATCCATAATTGTTTGACGAATTAATTCATCTTTTAAATCATACTCAACCCTATCAATAACAGGTTTTGGCAATTCTTTAGCGAGAGCTATGTCTTGCTTTAATGTAAACCAGACACCAGCTAATGATATTATTGCAAATACAATTGCGCCTATTGTTTTTAATGATATTTTTACGTCTGCTTTACCATCACCGTCGAGATCTAATCCCATCGATGTGTTCTCGTCTAGTTGCTTTGCCATTATTTAAATGTGTAATTTATTCCAAAGGTTGAGTTGTAAAACTTCGTGTCCCACATTTTATTATACTCCCCTTCTATGAATACTCCTAAATTTTTTCCTATCTTCCAACCAAAGTTTATACCAAACTGGTAATCTTCCCATTGCTCAGGTTGAGCATCTTGAATTAAACCACCTTTACCCCAATTGTTTCTATTTAAATAACTAAAATCTAAATCACCAGCAATATATTTATGGTAGCCTGGTAGCCAATTAGCATAAGCATGCAGCCAAAAATTATTTTTATAATGGTAAAAGTCAGCTCCTATAATAGGTGACATAACACCAAATGTACCGATTAAATCCCATTGTTCATTATTATATCGATTAATCAAATCTCTAAAGACTGTATTACGAAATTGTAAATCACTATAAGCAACTAAGTTATTGTTAGGATCGTACCAATACCAATCATACTGTTCTGAGGTTGTGCCGTCAGGGTTATAAATCGTAGCGTTGTAAAGTACATCGTAAAACCCATATTCGTATCCGAGTGAATACCAAGGGTTTGCAGGATACTCTTCACCCATATCATCTATCTCGGTTTCATTCAACCAAATTTCAATAGGATTATATCCGTAAGCTCTATTATGTGTTCGGTATATTAGACCGGCTGATACACTAAACTTTTTACCAATAGGTATTCTTGCTCTAGCTTCAGCAGATTTATAAGAAAAGTTAAATGCACCTTGCTCTCTTGATTCAACTTTAAGTATATGATGTTTACCTGTATGTCTTAAAAAATATCTATAGTTTTCAAACTCTTCTCCTCTTAATCTTTCTTTTTCAAAATGAAATAAATATTCAAATCCATCTACAGCGGACGTTGGTGCTGATAAAGCTTGTGTGCTTTCCCTTAATTGATTACCCGTCCAAAAGTTTCCTGGCTTTCTTTCATATCCAAATCTTCCAAGTTTACGTATACCAACTCCATATCTATAATCAAAATCAAAATATTCAGTAACTTCAATAACACGAGGAACATCATATATGTTTCCATCTACTGGACGTTCTACAAAATAATCTTTACGAGAATTTTCGTAAGCGTTTCTAATATCGCCGGCTGCGTATACGGTTCCATATTTTAAAAAGTCGTCATATACTTTCTTAAAAAAAGATTGTGCATTTATATTCAGACTGAATAAGAATAGTAAAGCTACTATTAAGTTTTTCATATTACCATGTATTTTGTTTTGTTATTACTATCTTTATATGCTTTAAGACAACGTTGTCTATTACTGTCTTCGGATACATAACTTACGTGTATCCAATTAGGATTTTCATCTGTACCAAATTCCCATATTAGCTGATCAAAATCTAAATTTTGTTTTATATAATTAAACATTTCAGCGTTTGTTTTGTGACCGTATGTGTCGTCCAGATCCATTGCTCTCCCCTCCATATGTTGTGATCGTTTAGATCCACCGATTGCTTTATTTAGTTTTGGTCCACGATAAAATGAATTTATACGGATAGGACCGCCAACCCATTCTCTTAATGGTTCAAATATGCGCTCAGCTATTATTTCCATATGTACCAGTTCATAACCACCTGGTTTATTTTCAATACCTAATCTAGCAGCGGTTGTACTTCTTACCGCTTCCTTATAAGATATATGGTCACTTATTTTATCCATGATTTAATTACTTTTTCTTTTTATATCTGCTAACTCTGCCTTTGGTATTTTTTTCTTTTTGCCCTCTTGCTTTTTCTGCAGGTGTTAATTCACTCCAGGTTGCAGCTGTTTTAGAGTTAACTTTTTTAGTCGGCCTAAAGGTATTTTCGCCTTTGGTATAATCTTTGTTGCCTCGTGGTGTTCTCCAGTCTTCTTGAAACCATCTTTTAAGTGCCAAGCCTTCTTTGCTTTTACGAACTTTTTTAAATGGTGAATTTGGCCTTAGTCTATTTATCATTTTATTTTGATTTATTTCCCCAGTTAGCAGCACCAACTTTTCTACACTTAGCTAACGCTCCACTTGCATAAGCTGATGGCCATTTTGTATATCTAGATTTTACTTTAGTATAACAAGCATCTTTTCTTTTAGCTGGACTTTCTACAGCTTGGTATTTTACATTTTTTCTTTCTTTAGTTCCTGGATAATTTTTTTTCATAAAATCGTAATTAGCCTGAACCTTTTTACCAGCCTTTCTTTTAGGTGCAATAACACGAGCAGCATAAGCACTATCTCTAGCGGTAGGTGTTCTACCTAGTTTAGCACCATCTAATTCTATCTCAGCATCTTTTTTATTATATTTAAAAACACGCTCTTTAGCCGGAGATTTCATTTCTGCGATATGTTTTCGTACAGCTTTAGCTTGTTGACCATGAGCTTTAACAGCACCTTCAAGTTGTTCTGCAACTTTTTCTAAATTTTTATTAGGTGATTTAAATGCTCCACCGCTGCCGTCTGCGTTCATAGATATATCCATATTATCTTTGAACGTGAATTTAGTTTTCGCCTTCTGCGTTATTGGTACATGTTTCATATTAATAATTTTGTTCTATGTATTGTATTTTTTCCTTTATTGTTTTGCCTTTTTTCCACTTCATATAGTCACCGTACACGTTACCTGGTATTCTTTTTTCTAAAGCTTTTAATTTATCAGCATTATCTTTTCTAGTTTTCTTTGCTTTTTCTTTACCAGCTTCTTTTCTTTCCGCTTTAGCAGTTGTCTTTATTAACTCGTGTTCTTCGTTCTTAGCATTTACATCCCACGTTCTCCACCCTAAAGCTAAAGCTATTCTTTGGTATATTGTATTTCTAGCGTCTAAAGCTTCGGTTATACCTTGTGTTTCTGCAACAGCTCGATCTAATGGTATATTAAATGCCGCTGACGCTATATTACCAATAACCTGATATTTCGGACTTAAGTTTAATCTACCGTCTCTAGTAACTTCGTACCCTCTTTCTGCTATAACATCTTTATCAAACTTTTCAGTTTGTATTGCGCCATATATTTTTCTAAGCTTAGACCCTATTGGTGGTGATACATTCGCTACTTCTAATACAGTGTAAGTATGATCAGCCATATATCCTTTCTTTTCTTGTCTGTAATATTGGTTCAATGTATTTTTTATTGTTGATACTACAGCCCCTGTTAATCCAGAACCTCTAAGAATAGTATCTATCATTCCATTTATTACTCTTTCTTGTTTAGTTTGTATAAGCTTTTCGTATTTTTCTTCATCATCTTCAGGATCAAATTCTGGTAACAATGCGAATAACGCTTGCTGTAATGTTGTAAATATTAAGTTTTGTACAAATCCATAATACATTATCTTACTTATATTTGTTTTTCTATCCCCACGGCCATTTATAAGATCCTGACCAGCTTTTTTCATTAATCTGGTATATTGCATAGGCGTGTTCTGAAAAGCCAATATAAGACGTCCTAAATGGCTCGACTGTTGTGCGGATATTAACATAGGATCACCTGACTGCTGTGTCTCATCTGACACTTTTGCAAAGTCTTCAAATGCTTTTGCCTCGGCCTCAGCTTTTGACATACCTTGTTTTGTATATGTCTTTGTTCTATTAATTAAAAATGTTGCACCCCCGGTCGCAATTGCAAAGCTATCGGCTAATTGTGTAGGTGTAAAACCTATTTTCAACAAGTATGCAATTACCGCGCCAGCTTTATCTTTGCTGTTTCTTGCAGCGTTAGCAATTTCTTGTTCTTGTATATCGGATTTTAAACCACCACGTCGTTGTTTTAATTTATCAGAGTTAAATATTTTAGCCCATGTTTTCCAATATAATGGTTGATTAGCAAAAGCTAATCCAGCGGCCATAGGATTGTTATCTGACCAGTTAATAAAGTTAGTAAATGAAATCATCTGTAACAAAGCTGAACGTCTGTTAAAGAACATTATAGTACCTACAGAGTTATTAACCCAGTTCAACCATTGTTGTTCATATCTACCCGGTTGCGCTGGCCTGTTAATGCCAGACTTCATTCTGCCTATTATATTTTTTAAAGCATCAACATAACGTGTGCCATATACAGCCTCTAATTTATTTAAGTTTTGTTCACTAAATATTATATCAACATTTTCGTTAAACTCGGCTAAGTATTCTTTTCTATTAACTTTTTCTGATAACTCGTTTAAATCTTTTAATATACTACCAACATCCCAATGTTGCGACGGTTCTACCCATGCTTCTTTTTTAGATATTAATTGTAGCGCGTTAGCAAACAATTGCAAATCAGAATCACTTTGTATTGTATTTACTAATTTTTTTAAATCTCTTTTAGATATACCGGGAACGTCAAATCCAGATTTAGTATACAAATAAACTCTTACAGCTTCATCGTATGTGTATTCAGTTCCTGGCACTTTCTTATTAAGCTTTTTCTTTATAGGTTTATTTTGTTTTAATAAATTTCTATAGTCATTTTTCAAAGCTTGTCTTGCCATTTCCATAGCTGCTACACCTTGTGTATATGGTGTAACTAAGTTATCTTCAAAGAACTGCTGATCTGCTTCTCCTTGCTTACCTTTACCCGCTAATGTATAAGATGTTAGTCCTCTAAAGTCTTCAGCACCATGTGGTATAAAGAATTTAAACCTACCTTTTTGTGCTCCTCTTCTTCTAGCTACAGTTTTAGAAAATACAGCTTCAGCTTTTACACCTTTGCTTCTTTCAACCATTTTATTAAGTTGTTCACTTAAATCGCCTGCGCTACGCTTTTTGGCTTGTTGTACTTTGCTGTTAACGTCAAATTTATTTAATACTTCTTGAACAGCTTTTACATTTTTAATAGCATCATCAACAAAATAAAAATCATTAAACCCTTGAGCCACTTTATTTACCATCCAATTTGCTTTTGCAGATGGCGCGCCGTTTTCAAGCCCAACAATATTTCTTAATGGTATTTCAACACCCAACTCTTTTAAAAATCTATAGATTGATTTAGCAGAAGCCTGAGGCCTTGCTGTTAATACATACATATTTTCATTTCCAAACTTACCAATTGCTTTTCTAAGTCTAGGCACAAGTGGACCAGGTGTTCCTTTAACAACTTTATTAAATTCACTAAAATCAAATTTAGCCCCACGTTGTGCTAATGTTTCACCTTCAACTGCAAACTGTGCAGGTGTAATTTTTCTTGTTGTACCAGGTATACTTTGTAAAACTTGTTTTTGCTGTGCTTCATTTAAGTTATTAAATCTTTTTTGAAAGTTCTGCACATTTTTAAAAGCAGTATCGCCAAACATTCGTCTAGCAGCAATATCAAGTATTTCAGGGTCGACGGGCATTGTAACTATAATTTGACTCTGACTAAACGCTAAAGTATCATCAAAATCATATACACTTATACCTTTACCTGTAGATCTTTTAGCACCCTCAACACTAGCTTGCACACTTATATTAATATTAACCAGGTTTTTAATATCTATTCCTAGTTCGTTTAATTTTTGTCGAGCTCTTTCCGCTGCGGTTTGCATACCAGCTTGCGTTGGCACAAAAGAATTTATATATTTAGATGTAGATAATAATCTTAATTCACCCGCTTTAGATGTTGCTCCTAAAGTTGTATCTTGAATATCAGATATAAACTTAGCGTTTAATTGCTGATCAAATCCCATTACAATAGGTCTCAATACATTATCCACTTGTGTTAATATTGTTTCTATTTCAGTAGGATGTTGTACTGCTAAAGATATTAACGGCATTACCGCTTCTACAATTTGAAATGATATATAAGACGAAGGATCACTATGCTCACCTTTAAATACTAAACCAGCTGCTATATTATCTTCTGTAAGCTCTTTACCTTTTAATTTAAGGAAATCTACAGCATCATTATAGTAAGGGTGCTTTCTATTTGCAAATAATTCAGTGCCTTTTGGAGCGTCGCTTTTCTTTAAATAAAATTTAGTTCTCGATGCGTTGGAATACGGTGCTTGTGAGCCATCTAATATTTGTATATCACTCAACCCCGTCATGCTACGCAGAGCTTTACCTAAGCTACTGCTAGATGCAACCCACTGCATAAAGCCTGATAATTTTGTAGGATCATTAGCAACTACCTTAATACCTTCTTGAACAAGAAAGATCATACCTTCTGTGTTCGACGATTTTATAGTTTTTAACTTATCTAATAAACCTTGTTCTTTAAGCTTTGCTTGTTTTTCCGCCTTAGTAATATCTTCCGCTAAAATTTTAGCAATTTGCTGCATTGTGCCAGACCCGGCCTGCATACCTTCAACGCCTTCTAACCAAAATAAGTTTTGTCTTATGTCACCTGCATTTAATAAATTTTTCTTAGCTACAAGCTTCCTTGCTTTTTCATTAAAACCATCTTGATATTTAGCAGTTGTAGTCGGGTTTAAAAAACCTATGTCTAAACCAAACATTTGTTTGTTAAACTTTTTAGTAACATTGCTTGGTAATATATCTATAAAGTCAGTAATAAAAGCCTCTAATTGTTTTTTAAGTTCTTTACTATTAGTTTTTGCATTTAGAAAATCATTGACATATAATTTGATAGGGTTAATATCATTATCAACATTGCCGCTTTCAACGAGGTTTTTAATTTCTCTTTTGAAAAATGCACTTTCCATCAAAGGCATAATCTTATCATCGTAAACAGATTGTTCCGCGGGTGTAAGATTAGCATACGCATTTTTAAACATAGGATCTTTACTGCCAAACGATAAATGATTATTAAATGCAATTTCAATTGCCCCTATAGATCTTTTCGTTCCACCTAATTCAGCGTCAGCTTCTAACTGTGCAAGTACATCAGCAACCTCAAGTTCTGCATCCATCATAGACTGACTTCTGCCAAAACTCTCTGCTACTTGTGTACCATTTTTAATGCCATCTACAAACAACTCAACAGCAACCATCTGACTTATATGTTTTTCAACAGCTGGTTTTCTACCTGCTATTAAACCTTTAACAGCAAATGTTCCGTCTGCGTTCTTGGTTACAGTTTTAAAGAATGACTGTAAAAAATCTATATCTGAAACTTGATCTGAGGATTTTTTAAATGTAAGATCATGCCCAGCTGTTCTTTGCGCACTGTCTTTACTAACTTTTTCTCTTGCTATTTTTTTGCCAGCCCAGTCTGGGTAGCTAACTGTTTCACGTGTGCCGTCTTCGTTTATAATAGTTTTTTCAATTGCTGCTGGTATACCGCCTGCAACTTTACCACTTCTATCTTGACCCATTAAAAATGTTCGAGTAGAGTTTTCTATTATAGCTTTCTTATATTTTAATAATCTTTTAGCTAAAGCATCACCTGTTCCTAAATCAATTCTATTAGGTATATTAGATTGATCAATAGATTTTAAAAGCTCACGCATAAACGGTGTAACTTTTTTATTTTTACTAATACCCTCTTTAACACCTGTTTTTAATAACCTAGCTATTGTATTTAAATCACTTTTTATTAAACTGATTGCTTCGCCGATTACAAGACCAGAGTCTTTTAATTTTCTGTATTCTTTAACTTCAGTTGTTACTTTAGGTGTTGGGTCTCCAGATTGCTTTTCTAATATAGCCAAAGCATCTGTGTCTATTCTGTTAACGTATATTGGATCTACACGCTTACGGTCGTCTCTAAACGCATCAAGTATACGTTTACGTATTCTACCATTTAAATAGCCATATAAGGTACCGCGGCCGTCCCATGGGTTGTTTCTTATGTCAGTTAATGTTCTTAATAAAACATCCTGCATAAACTCCATTCTAAGTTCAGGATCAAACTTAATGGCTAGGTTACCAACTTGTGCATTAACCATGTCTGGTAATTCCCTATCCACAGCAGGATTATTAGCAGCATCCTCTTTGGTAAACTTACTTAATCTTTCTTTTGTTTTACCTAAATCTTTTTCAGATAGCGAACGCTTTTTAACTTTTAAATCTTTACCTGCTTCAATTTTTTGTTTAGCTAAATTACTAAGCTTCCCATCTGCTAGATTTTTTTGATAGTTAAGTATAAAATCATATACTTCTTTACCGCTTTTAAAATTTAGCGCTTTTTCTTGGCCTAGTCTTCCTTTGAATAAATTACTCATCCAATTACCAAGTTGTTGCCACCATTTATCGCCAAATTGTTTTAACGGGTCAACTCCCATTTTTTGGCTGTTACCAACAATATCACTAAACGCTGTAAACCATTCATCTAAGTTTACAGTATTTATGTCTGTATAATTTTTTTGAAGCTGTCCTAATATTTGATTATATAAACCTTTTTGCTTAAGAACATTTTTAAACTCACCTAATAATCTTTTTTGTAATGCGGTTGGTTTACCATCTACAGTGAACTCAGCTTTTAATATTTTATGTAATAACTCATGCGATCCTACTGACAATGCGCTATTTGCAGCGGCTACATCTTCAATGATAACAATTTTACCACCGACGTCCATAAAACCATTGCTTATAAGATCTTTACCTTTATATCCTTGCTCTGCGGCTTCTTGTTGATTTGCAAAAATAATGACATTATCTTTACCACCAAGCTTTTCAATAAGTTTACCCTCTTCTTTTATTAGCTTTAAGTTTTCGCCTCTTTGCAGTTCTATGTTTTCTTGAGTAAGTCTATCTATTTCTTGTTGTGTATTACCTTCAAGACCAGGAGCTAATGCTTTCTTTTCTTCTTTTAATCTGTTAATTTCTTGCGTATTGTTAGCAATTTTAACAAATGTGTCGGGATTTAATTCAGCAAGGTACATCGGTACCTCTTTGTTATTAACAGCGTTACCAACAGCATCAACGTCTTTTAATATATTATCAGCTTCTTTTTGTGTTAATACTTTGTTTTTAACTAAATAATCAAATCTTGATTTTGCTCCTTTTTTATCTTGCGATAATTGATACAAGTCTGAAACTTTTGAAGGTGTATAATTTTGGCCTGATGCACTAACACCGCCAAGTAAACCACCTGCAGCAAACGACATTATAGATGTTTCTATAAAATCTTTCATGCTGTATTCTTCGTCTACAAAGTCTTTACCTAATGCTTCATTTAAGTTTGCATTTACAATGTTAGACTCACCAAATTGTTGTATGTTTTCTTGAATAACTTCTTTAGTACCTTCGCCTAAAAAGCTTGCGCCTGTTTTTCTATTTACATAATCTTTTACCGTTTTTGTAAATTCATTTTTGGCAGCGCCATAAGGGTTTGCTTTATTGTTTTTAGCAGCTGTTACTATTCTATTATATATACTGTTTTTACCCGCAACAAAATCATCTAAAAACTTTACTTGACCTATACGTGGGTTAATTGGTCCCGTAAGAGCATACAATAAACTCATTTGGAAGCCGCCCATAGTGGCTAGCTTTTCAGCTGTTTCAATATCTAAATTTGCTCGTTGAGCTGCTTGAAGAGTATTTTTATATCCTGAGGCTGCACCATATAAAGACTGAAACATAGTAGCATCTACTAAACCCTTTTGTGTTGCTGTTAAGTTAAGACCAAATGTTTCGTATTTGCCTTTTAAATCTCTACCCTTTCTTGCCCCTTTAGCCACTAGCCCTTTATATTTATTAAACGCTCCTACTGATTTAAATCTTCCAAGCTTATTTAACGCTGACAAAGCTCTTAAAGATAAAGCTCCTCTTACAACTCCAGCCCCTTTTGTTCCGACAATTTGGCCTACAATATTACCAGTTACATTACCAAACATTTTAGCGCCACCTCTTGAAGAAAAGTCTGATACTGTTTCGCTGTTTGGATCCATTTTTGAATATAATGTTTCAGCGCTTGGACCAGTGTAGTTAGACGCATTTAAAATACCAGTTATATTAACATTGTTTGTTTCATCATAAATTGATCCGTCTTCAGCAATAATATAGTCTATACCATCATGATTAACCCGTTTACCTTCAGCCATAAAATAATCAAGAGACTTATTACCATATTGTTCTTGCATATTTAGCCTAGCTGTATTAGACCTAGTCCAATCACTTCCTCCTACGGGCATCCAATCAGGTAGCCAACCACCAACCATTAAAAGTAAATCTCTTCCAGCTTCAAACCCGCCAACAGGAACCTGTAAAACAGGGTTAGTTATACTAGCTATAACATCTTCAACGTCGTTCCTATCTTTTAGTCTTTCGTATTTATCAACTAATTCTTCTTGCTTTTTATTTTTATATAATGTTAAATCCTGATATACATTTGTTTTGTAGCCTTCAAAATCATGCAATTGGTTATAGTAGTTATTAGCTACTGGATTTTCATAATTAAAAGCTATAGCTGATATGTCATCAATTGTTCTTGCTCCTTCAAATATTTCTGGGTTTTCATAAAGAGCAACTAAAGCTTCTCTATCGTTAGCTCTTTTTGTTCTATAAGCTTCGTACTCATCTAAAGCATTAGCTAAATCTTGTTCAGGCATAGCTTTTTCCATTTCGTCTGAATAAAATATATTGTCTCTTCTATATATTCCACCATCTTCCATGCCTTCTTCAAAGTATTTTGTAAAACCGGTTCTATTTAAATAACCTTGAAAATCAACTAAATTAAAATTTTCTGTGGCTCCAATACCAGGGTAGTATTTGTCAACAAATGAAGTATCACCATCTTGACTATAAAATAGATTGTCATATTCTATATCTAAATCGTTATTAAGTTCATAAGTTCTTCCAAGAACTTCCGCAGAAAGTATATCTTCTTTTTTAATATATTTTCTATTGTTTACTTTTTTTCCTCTAGAATTAGATATAAATTCAGGTTGATCTTGATTATATAATCTCCAGTTGTTTAAATCATCTTCTGATGGTTCGTCAAATATAACCTTTCTTACCTTGCGGCCTCTTCTATTTGGAGTTGTAGTATCGCTTATTACTTGTGTTGACCCTGTAGTAGGATCATAATCATAAAAAGCTTTACCGTCTCTATACACATCATAAGCTCCATTAGGAGCTGCTGTACCTTCAGCTCTTGCGTTGAAATCCGATAAAGACAGATCCAAGTTGGATGCCATACCGTTTTGTTCTGGAGTTACAGACGCATCCGTCCCCGCAACCCCGTTTGCTTTTTTTGGTTGTACCCATTGTTTTAGGTTATCGTCCCAAATTAATTTTTCTTCTGACATATTATTTATTGTTAACTTTTCTCTTTCGAGGAGTGTTTACCATTATAGTTGTGTTACCCTAGATATACCAAATCTAGCTGCATCTTTACCAAGTTTACCATTGCTGTCTATTATTACATATTGGTTTCCTTTTGAATCATATATATAAAAACCTGTTTCATCATACTTAAATTCATTAGGCGTAAAGGATTTATTGCCTGTTATCCTGTCAAATAACTTACCTGAAATACCAGTAGCTCCACCTTTAGCTGCTTTTAATATTTTTATATTAGCCGCCATTTGTTCTGCGGTTAACGCTTGATTGCCTGTTGGACCTGGAGGGTTTGCAGCATTATAGCTATCATTAGCGATTTTTTCCATGCTACCTATTAGTTGCTTAATTACCTCATCTTGTAGCTCTGCTGTTTTAGTAGGATCTGAATATACACTATAATCTATATCTAATAAACCATCTGTTAATAGTTTATCAACAACTATAGATCTAAGTGCATTCGGATTTTGACTAAACGCATCTGTTAATTGTAGCCGTATAGATGATTTTTGATAATCAGTTAATTTTTGTTTTGTTTTATGTACGTTGTTTGCAATTTTCATTATTGCATCCGCAGTACCAAAAGCTTTCAACGATGGGTTTTTGTAATCTGTATAATTAATACTTTGGCCTTCGTAGTTAAACATTAAATTACCATTATCTATTGTAAACGGTGTAGACTTATTATACATGTATGCAGCTTGATCTACAGCTCCTGTGTTTGCCATAGACAATCTATTTTCATAACCATCAGATATAAACTCTGTTTGGTTTTCTTTATATACTTTTAAGTTATTAGCTAACGCTTGAAATTGATTATTAACCTGTTGCATTACATCAGCATATTGCATATATTCAGGATCAGTCACATCATATTCAGCAATTGCATTTGCGGCATCAATATACTCTTGTTTTTTAGCTGTTAAAAACTCTGTTATATTTTTTTGTTGATCCCCTGATATACCAGTTAAATCTATATTAGATTGCATTTGGCCTAACAAAGCGCCAACCTTTTGGTTTGTTGCGGCTATCTTCTGTTCTTCTGCTTGCTTTGCCGCTGCCGCTTGTTGCGCTATTGCATCTTTTCTTTTTTGAACACCAGCTATAACTTTTTCAGATATTTCCATACCTGGTCTCATAGCTGCCGCAATGTCTAAAAAGCCACCGTCTTTGTTGCCTCCTGTTATAGCGTAATTTTCACCTAATATTAATGCTCTATTTGCCATACTATTATATTTTATCCAGTATTACCCATCATATTCTGCATAAATCCGCCACCCTGGCCTCCTAAGCCTGGGATATTTGGTAATACAGATCCTGCTAATCCGGTAACACCGCCAATTATAGATTTAGTCGCCGCTGCTCTTGCTGCTTTAGCTGCACCTAATCTTTGTTGAGACATACCAAACATAGTTTCTGTTTTTTCTTTTTCTTGTGATCTTGATATTAGTTCACCTTCTCTTTCCATTGCTTGTAGTTGACCAGCCATAGATCTTTCAGCTTGTTGATTTGCTGCTTCTTGTTGGCCTATACTTGCAGATGTCTGAGCGAGATTTTTACTTTGCTGCCCAGCTAACGATTGAGCTAATGCAGCGATACCTGATCCACCAGCTGCTCCTTGCAAATTACTCATTGTATTTGCTAAGTTTTGCTGCTGTTGTTCAGCTAAGAAGTCTGCTTGTTGAGTATTAACAGTCAGATCTTCCATAGTGTTCTGCATGTTCTGATAAGGGTTTGATGTGTCTAGGTCCATCAATCTCTGCTTATTTCTGTTATACTCTTTTTGAGCCGCACGTTCTTCTGCTTTTCTTTTTTTGCTTCCAATAATCCCACCGGCAATTCCAGCTAGACCTTGGACAGCACCCATTATTGGTAACATATTCTTAAAGTTTTTATAGTTTTATTATTACGTGTTATTTACTGCTCTCAAATATCTCTGAACCTACAGAAAATATTTCCGCTTCTTCTGTTGTGCCGTTTCTAAATTGAATTCTAGCATAATACCCTAATACAGATCCTAAATTATGAGTATTATCTTTAGTAAACAATATAAAACTATTTGCTACTGGCCGTTCTGCCGAAGAAGGAATTTCGCATATAATTGTGTTAGTGCCTTGATTAATATTTAATACAGTCCCTATTTTTAATAACGTATCCCCACTATAAACATTTTGTGAATTAGTAAAGTACGCTACGTCTCCTATTTGTACTGAAACATTTAAGGGGTGTGGAAATGTTAATGTTATTTCGTCCATATTATTGCATGTTTTGGATTAAACAAACACTAGAGTTTACTACCAACCCACTCCCGCTAACTTGAATCCATGCTGCATCACCCGTTCCTGGCTCATCGCAAGCAACAAACCCAGGGCCCATATTCCAGGCAAGTCCAGTGCTAGAAGAATAGATGTAGTCTCCTGGATTAGGTAAGCTTATTTGTCCACTTTGACAAGGATTTAAAGGTTGATCCGCACAGTCTATCCATATAGAGCCTAATTTATTAGGGTCATCACACGCTAAAGTTGCACTTAAGTATAGTTGAAAAGTGTCTGCGTCTATATCCATATAACTTGAAGGTCCTGGGCCTGGTCCAGGTTGAGAAGGAATATTGCTGTTACAAGTTACACAGTTATTATAAACATTATTTCCATCAACATCTACAATTGACTTTTCTATATACCCATTAAAGTTATCTGTGACTACGCTTGTAATTGTAGCGCAGTAAATGTCAGAACTTGTATTACAACCCACAGGTCTATAAAATATTACGTCTCCTTGACTTAAATTGTTATAAGGGGAAGCTAATAGGACTCCTTGACCATTATCATCACACCCACTTACTGAGGATAAAAAGATAGTAATACCTAATGATCCACATTCTGTAGCGTAGTATCCAGCACCAGATCCTGGTCCGCAAGAGGGACAGTTTTGTGATGGGCCTAAGATGCTCCCTATTTGTGCTCTATATGTAGGCATAGTTTAATTTTATTAAGGTGTTCCGCAGTTGTTTACATCATCACTGTACCAACCAGCTGCCGCAACTTGCGTTAAAGCTGTATCTGAATACAACGTGGTAGCATTAGCGAAGTTTTGCCCTGCAGGAACATATCTTGTAACTCCTGTGCTTGTGTTACAACATAGATCAGCCGCGCTTACTGCCGAGTAGCATAAATATAAAGCTGTATAGCAACTCGGGCAAGAAGCGGAATTTCCTAGTGTTGTACCTGATAATTCTCTATAATTTGCCATTGTTTAATTTTTATTAGTTATTGTGCATAATATCCGTCAGGAGCTTGTGTTCCGTTTGGATCTGTATATATATTAGTTGAGGTTAATAAGTTAGTCCCATCTATATAATATGTTGTTGGCGTCGCGCAACAAGCATCCTCATAAGAAAGTAGGCTATAACCTAATTGTACTGGTGTAAATGCGCAAGCGCAGGTTTCTAATGGTATTTTTTGTATTACATCCCCAAGTCCGTTTAATGCTTTAACAGGTGTAGTTCCGTCTTTTACACATATTTCTTCATCAGGCGTGCCTAAAGCTTTATTTAATGTTATGTTATCACCGCAGCAATTTACATATGAAACATCAAACGTACAAGCTGTTGACGCTGTAACGGTTGGGCTTCCTTGTAATACTGTAGGTGTTGCTTCAGCGCATACTTCCGTAGAGTCACCCGCGGAAATATCTAATATTTGGCCACCGCCTAAGCAGTCTGTGTAGCTTACTTGCCCATTTACTGTCCCTGCGCTGTTATCAATTATATAAGAATCACAGGCCGACGGTTGTATAACACTTACTGTGTATTTAGTACAATCTGCCACCGTAGTCACAAAAGCATCAACATTTAATGTATGTGTAACCCCAGCTGATCCAGTGTCTGTAAAATCTATTGTTCCTGGCATTCTATATGTACCATCTGGTTCAATAGTAGTTCCACCACCTGTATATGAATAAACATTACCTGTTCCATTTGGTATAGTTGGACTAAAATCATTTGCTGTTGCGGGGCTTCCAGTTAGCTTAGATAAACTATATCCGGCATTTGGAGTTACTACAAACGTAGGCGTAAATATACCACTGCTTGGATCTATGCTTGAATCAGGATTTAATGAAGCTGTTACACCTCCTGATACTGTCATATTTGGGTTTGTAGTTGTTGGATTAAACACGAAATCAATCGCGCCCGCTCTTTGCCCAACTGCTATTTCTACATTGGTAGCACCAGGTAATAATAAATTTGGATTAAAATCCGGTGACTCTACAATTAATCTATAAGGTACAGAATATCCTTCAGAGGCTGCTGGGAACGCTATGTTCGATGTATAACTTCCTGATGCTGGTATACTTATATTACTTCCGTATCCTGCTATTAATTGTGGTGGTGCCGATGTATCATATAATTCTATAGATGTAATTGTAGCGCCTTCATTGCCAAATAACACTAATGGTTTTGTTTCACCTGCATTTGTTACGTCGGGCTGAGTATATCCACTAACACCGTCAAGAGTAAAGCTATTTACTTTCGGAGTCACATCAACTTTATTAGCAGCATTGGCTACAAATTTTATTACATCACCAGCTACATTTTGATTAGGATATGTATAATTTACATTAAAGGTTTTAGATATAACATCACCGTCTGAATCTGTAACTACAGAAGACTGTATATCATAACTATTATTATTACCTGTAATTACCGCAGCTTGAGGTTCAGTAGGAAAATATTTGTTTGCCCCTGCGTTTATTGTTTGTGACAGTATAGGTTCTGTTGAGTCAAATTCACCACCATCCGAATATGTTCCATCGGCTGGAGGAGTGAAATCGCTTGCTTCATAAACATAGCTACCATCAATAGTAAATTCATCTAATGTAGCAAAACCAGATATACATAAAGGTATTTCAATATCGTTACCCGGCATTAATGTTCCAGGAATTAAATTGAAAGAAATTGTTACTTCACTTATATTTTGTGATAAAGTTATAGAAGATTGTTCTATATAAGGACTAAACGGTGCAATTACACTAAAATCGTTTACATCTATAGAATAACCTTGATCAGGTATTACATTAACTGTATGTATACCAGTATTTCCTAAATCGCTTCCTATTGCCTCGATAAAATTTATTTCGGATACTGAAAAGTTATTATATTCTGTACTCATATTAATAAGGTTGACTTGGAGGATTTAATGGATCATATGTATCAACATATTCTCCTGTACATACATTAAATGTTATATAGGGCCATGTAGATTCAGGGCATGGCTGACCAGAAGTACAAGTTCCTGAAGCAACACCCAGCTTGTCCGAATATATTTCGGGCCCACCGTTGTAACCCTGTGTTGAACCTTTTTGCACAACTTGGAAACCAACAGAATCTGCGTGAGTATTAAATGCGCCACCTGTATTATAAGTATCTGGTTCAAATGTAAACGTAACATAACAATTATCGTAACCATCTGGATAATTATCTGCAATAGTTTGAGCTTGCGCAGGTGTCATTTTTAAATAAGAATATCTAGTTCTATCGAATCCAGTCGAGGTTATATATTTGTTATTAGCCATAGCCGCAGTAACATATCTTTGTAAACTGTTATTTGGATCAGTTCCAAATTCAGTAGTACCAACATCATACACTAAAGTATCTACATTGCCTAAACTATCTATATTTCCTTGTGCAGTTGCACTTGCAACTTGTGATAAATGAGGGTCACCTGTTGGGCTATTTGCATTACCATTAGCGTCAACAGTAAAAGAATCAAACAATCCATTATTACCAGCAGTATTCCCTACATAAAATCTACCAATAACAACACCTCCGTTTACATGCTTGTTCGCAACTAATCTATATGTACCACGAGCACAACCATGAGTGCTGGAGGCTTTTGCTTTCATAGGTACTACAAAGGTAGGGTCGTTGGGGTCAGTCCACGTTTGGGCTGGTTGGTTCAGGCTAGAATGAGCTATAAAATCTAAGTCTAACAAAGCTGCAGCAATACCACCAACAACAACCTCTTGTGTATCTGTTAAGCCATCTGGATCAGTAACAACAATTTCAAATGTAGTGTTACCTTGCGCCACTGTACCTGTTATAGTTGCAATACCTGTAAACCCATCACCTGTAGTTGTTAAAGTCCAACCTTGTGGTAAATTGTTAGTAGACCAGCTTAAATCTGTTAAAGGGTCATGATCAGGGTCGCTAGCTGTAATATTAGCGTAAGTAAATGTTTGGCCAACAGTTTGATTAAGCTGCGCTGGATCTGGCGTGCTAGTTATTTGCGGTGGCTCAGCAACCGAAGTTATTGTAACTGTTACCGTAGCAGGATCACTATATCTCGTGCCGTTATATGATCTATAAGTAAATGTACCAGCAGAGCCATAATAATTAGCAACATTCGGTGTGAATGTAATTTGATTTCCGTTTATAGCGGACAAAGTTCCATTTTGTGTATTATTAGAAACTATTTCAAATGTTAAAGATAGACCCTGAGGATCTGTTCCTGTTAATATCAAATCACCGCAATTTGTACAATCTTCAGCCACACTATATGTTTTAGGATCAGCTGTTGGGTTTTGTATATACACTGCGCAAGACGGGTCACCAAAAATTCTTACATTGAAAGCACTAATATCAGGAGCACTAACAGCAGAAGCTCTACCGATACCTTGCATTGAAAATTCTCTTGAATCTAAATTGTTATCGGAATTTGTAGAAAAGTATGTAGCTTCACCTTTTATATATTGAAACCATTTATTTTCTTTATCTAAAAATTCTTTTATATAACCTTCTTGTAAGTCTGTGTTAATATATTCAGTAAACCAACCTTCGTTTTTTAATGTTTGGTTTGTGATGTTTTGTAATTGCAGCGCTTCTACCTCGGCTAAGCTTAGACCTTCATATACGCCATCGCCATATACGTAAGCTCTAGATTTACTTCCTGAGTAGTTTAATGTTTTATATTTTTTAACAGCATTAGGTTGTTCGTTTATTAAAAATGTTACGGAGCTATCATATTGTACACCATAAAAATTATTTTTAACAGACGAATCTGTTCTATGTTCCCATATGTTACCTTTATCAAATGTATAATATCTATCATTTAAACTTATACCTCCTTCTGGGCTAAACGCTTTTCTGCTTTCCCATCCGTTTGTTGACTCTTTAAATGTTACAACAGAATGAGTTGTACTGAATTCATTCCAATTACCATTTATATATATTCTATCCTTAAATTTATTTCTCCACTCAGTAGCTATATTATTTAATGATATATTGTAACCACCTTTGTCATCATCGTAAGACCCCCATGTAATACTAGACTCCTTAAGGTTATCTGCAAAGAAATCACTCATACCATATCTTGATATTTCTTCAAGCCCGTCTGCTGATAATCTTAATACAACACCTCTGTTTTTGTCTGTAAAATATGCTCTAAACCCATAGCTGGCAAAACTTTCAGGATGTAAGCTAATACCAAACTCGCCCACATAAGGCGTTGCTTGGCCCAGAACAGCGTTATTTGATGTTACATTAGCATTACCATCCGCATTAAATAAAGCGTCCTTATTTGTGAGAATTCGCAAACACTTGTCTTCACACAATGTAACTAAATTTGTATCCCTTGTATGTAGTTTTTGTATTGAACCATATATAGGATTTAAATCCTTTGTAATGGCTTCAGCTTGTATAAACTGATTTAAACTATTTACACCTGATATAGAATTAAATATTTGTGAGAATATTAATCCAGTAGATCTTCGCTCTTCCGCATATGGCTCTTTTAATGTTGAAGATACTATTGGGCCGTTATCTATGGTTACTGCGTTAAAGTCGTCTCGTATTCTGTCGGACTCTACCCCGTTAGCAAACGAATAGCAGTTATGCCAACCCAGTGCATGAGGATCGCCGTATTCGCTAATTGGATACGCTTCTGATGCCGCATAAAACAATTCTAACTCTGCAGTTTCTTTTGGCTCTGTTTCAAATATAGCCGGGTTGTCACTTGTAAAACTATTCTCTTCAAAAAATGGTTTTAAGAATTCTAGCTCAGGTCCGTTTTCTGGACTTCTAGCAACATTACTACCATCAAAATGACTTCTCCAACTACCGTTATTGTCATTAATTCCTTGAAATAATCCTTTGTTAGGGTAAGGGCCCTGTAGTTTAGAAGCATCATTAGGATCAACTGGTTCAAGTCTTAAATCAAACCTTGTTCTTTTGTTAGAACCTACATTGTACTTCTCATGCTTTTTATTATTCTTATAGTTTCTTAATCTTGACTCTTCTGTTGTTTCTACTATTTTATATACAATTTGATCAGGATCTTCTTTAAACCTTAACAAACCACCCATAGCTTTTAAAGTTTTTACTTGATCCCTATATTCAGGGTATACACCTCTACCAACATCAAAAGAACTTCCTCGCGGCCATATACCACTAAAACCTATACTAAGTGTACCCGCTGTGTTACCACCGCCTCTTTTGTAACCTTTACCGCAATATCTAGAGCTATCATTTCCACAATTCTGTACATTGTCATCACCGTTTCTTACTGGTCCATCATCTACAAAAAACGATCCACCACCAAATGTATCATTTATTGCACTTCTACCCATTGACTTTGAGGTATAACCTAATTTAACAGTAGATCCAATTGCAAAATTATCGTTGTTACCGTCTGATAATATATATTTTTCAAGGGTTGAATCTTTTAAAAGCTTAACAAAAAATCTACCTTCAAATTCTGGTTTATCAACAAAATTTTCAAATGCTAATTCAACACTCAAGCCAGGCTCTTTATCTCCGGCATCATTAGTGGTAAACGCCATGTCTTCACCAAATTTCTTTTCAATAGATATTCTATAATAGTCATCACCTGATGGCAAAGATATACTTGAAACATTATAGTAATCACTTACAGCAGATGTACTAAATACTCTTACAAGTCTTTGTTTATCGGTGGTGTCCAAAACAACACGAGCAGAGCTATCTTCAAAAGTATCTTTGTCAACATCTATCCACGTTCTTTCTGGTTGTGGTATACCAGTATCTTTTATATCATTACCCCCGTCTTCTATTGAGCCCGCTGAATTTATTTGTTTTCTTAAAAATAAAGGAGCTTCATTCTTAATAGCAATAACTTTGTACTTTGCTGGTTCAGAAACAAACTCATCAGTATCGTGTCTCTTCTTAATTTCTAAAAAAGTTTCTTCTGATACTTTATTTCTTTCTGCCGATGGAAAACTAATCCAAGCATTACCGTCTTCTGCATCATAATGACGGTCCATAGCTAAGTTGTAATATTCGTTTGAAGGCTCTTTTATATAATACTTAAAATGAGTAAAGCCACTTGGCACGTTGCCATCTGTTTGTACAACAATTTGATTATATTTATCAGCCTCTTCTTTAGCTAATGTTATTGCCGCTGACTCAGATGTAAATACAGGTGTTTGCCTTCCATATTGTCCTTGAAAAACAACACCAACTTGATAAGTTCTTTGTGTTTTAATAGACTTAAATGGTGTTCTGGCTATTGGTTCACCAATATCACTAATAGTGTGTTCGCCGTTAACAACATCCCAGTTAGAATTATGAACAATACTTTGAGTAAGCGTAGGCGATACTTCAACACCTAATTCATTTTTTAAATTAAAATTTTGTAAATAATTACCGTATATTAATCTATTACCAGTGATTTCTTGTGACTTAGCTTTCCTGGGCACATTGTCATATGGTCTTAATATTTGATTGCCCGGTAATATGGAAGATATAATTTCTGATTCAACTTTAAATCCATTACCACTAGGGCCACCCTCATTCCATATATCATCATCTTTTTTAAATGTATCAACTACATAAACGGATTGGCTATTGCTTTCTTTATAAAGTAAATCAACTTCAATTACATCTGGCGGTATATCAGCAGGAACAAAATCTTTTATAACACATTGCTTAAGCTCATTAACCATACCAAGATTATAACCTTGTTTGGTTTCATAATCAAACTCTCCTGGTAGAAAAGCTATTTCAGTAAATGGTGAAAATGTAGAATAATAGCCATCTTTATATTTATATCTAAATGCAAATCTAGGAAATTTAAATTCAAAGAATGGCACTTCTTCTAAAGAAACTTCCCAAGTAATATCTTGATCTTGTAGTGTTTCAGGCACAGATAATACCTTAATTGTCGCTTGTGTTTGAGTATTCCCAGGCGGTACATTTATAACTTCTACCCTAACCTTAAACTCAGCTAGCTCCCCAGTAGTTCCATCGTCTGTTCCCATTGGCGCTGTTCCAATTAAAACTAAAACATCTGATATTCTAAAAAATGGATAAGGTGATGTAAGCCAAGACAAAGTAAACTCTGTTCCTAGCGGTGCCGGTATTCTACCTGATTGACTAAGTGGAGGGTCGTTAGGGTCATCGATAATAAAATTTTGAACTGTAGTTGTTGTTACAGTAGCTTCATTACCTTCATTATCAACAGCTCTTGTTCTAGCTAAATCTAATGTTGGTGCAACTAAAGGAGCTTTCTTAATTACAGTTATATCTTCTTCTATAAAATCTCTACCATTAATTACACTATGCGTTTGAAAATCCGGTGTAGACTCTTTAAAATCTTTTATATTTAAACCCTTAGGTTCTGTTTGGTTATCTGTAAAAAATAATAAGTCTTCTATAATATTTATTCCTGTAATCAAATAACTTTCACTAAAATTTAATATATTCTGTGCGTCAACAAGAACAGGTACAACAACATCATCAATTTGGTTGTATTCTGCAATACAACTAATGTTATCTGAAGCTATAAACCAATATATATTTTCCGTTACAGAATCTTTTATTTGGCCAATAACTTTCGGGTTACTTAATGTATTTATATAACCAGCTGTCCATGGTGTATAAACACCCGTGCTGGGATTTAAAAACTTATTTAGCTTAGCGGTGTTACCATCAATGTTTTGCAAAGCACCCACGTTACCGTTATCCGATGTAGATATTTCTAAGTTTAGAGCGTCTCTATACTCGCCATTTGGAACTAATCGTTCGTCCAGGTCTTTATTCATTTTACCTGTCGTGAACGTGCGTATTACTTCAGGCATATTTTAGTGTTTTATTTGCTTAGATTTATTTCGCATTACCTGCGCAATCTCTTCTATTTTAATATTTGATAACCTTAGCTTAGCGTTTCTTTTTGATGAAAAAGCTTCTTTCTTTAATCTGCCAACTATATATTCAGGTATTGATGGCCTTGTTGATACGATTGCATAAGCTATATATTTATACAATGCTTCCTCAGCTAACTTATGTATTTTCATATCTTCGTCATAAGCTAAGCCATCAGATATATATTTTAAGGTTACTATTTTGTGACAAATGTCTGAGCTAAAATGTATTATACCTTTTATTTGATCTATATAAAATACACCATTTGACTGCGCATTTTCTGGTGTTAATCCATAACGTCTGCCCATTGCGTTTTCACTTAATAAGTCAGCGTTATTTGCATTCTCGTATATATCAGCCCTTTGTGAATCTCTTTTAAATCTTTTTAATGTTTCAGAAGGATTTGCTTTTACTATTTCTCTATTTTGCTCATCAAAAATATATTCATAATTATGATCTTGCAAATAAGGTAATGGGTCACTTGTATTTCGTGTTGGATATATTATTCTTTCTATACCATTAACATCTGTCCAAGTTAACTTTATATAGTTTACATAATCTTGTGGTAAAATAAAATTAAGCAACGGCCCTATTTCAATCTCAATTGATCTTTCCGAAGGAAGTGTGTCAAAGTGCAATTCTTGTAAACCGCGCTGTGCATGAAAAGCTACATCTGTTCTTTTAATTTTGGTAATTAGTTTATCTTGACCAACATAAGCAACCATAAAGTTACTTATAATATCTTTTATTGATGTAAACTGATAGTTACCATAATTTTCATCTAAGCTATTCCATACTCCATCTGGGCCTAAATAATATTGCTCATTATTTTTTGTTATTAATCCCATCTATTATGCTTTTTCTTCTTGTGTGTTTCTTACTTCTTCGCCAGCTGCTATTTGATACATTTGAATATCTTTAACTAATAAGCCAGCTAACTCTAATATTTTAATTACAAGTTCAGTTTCCTCCGAAGGATGTAATTCAAAGTTAACGGAATATGTGGCATCGTATAATGCTTCGCCATAAACCATTTGATATTTCCATTCAACCTTAACCGGTTTTCTAATGTAATTTACTGTTACAAAGTTTATTATTTGTGAGTCTCCATATACTTTAATGCCGGATTGATTACCTACATATATGGGTCTTACGTTCTTAGGTTTAGTTAAAGGTGAAGAATTTATAAGCAAGAACTCATTAGCGTTTATACGCTCAACCTCTATATAACTTGTTGTTGTTAAAGGGTTGTTTGGATCTTGCGGTGATGGCAATATAGGCTCTGATGTTGTATTAGCATATATTACCGAACCTAACCGATACAAGTCTGAAGGTAATGAAAACCCTAGTAAAGGATTGCTTGCATCTATATATGGTAAGTTAGGTGATGTTGTTTCAAATAAATTAATCTTTTCATTCAATATAGTCAGCATATCAGAATATTCTGAACTATTGCCTGACATTCTACTAAATTGATTAATATCATAAAAATATTGTTCAAACAAATCCATTTGCGCTTGGTTTGCGAACAAATTAAATTCCTGAGGCGTAACATACCCTCGTTGTTCTTTATTGAGTATTCCTAATACTCTTTGGTAAACAGTATCTATACTTACGCTCATATTTTTTTATTTATAGTAATTAAGCCGCATATAGCGGCCTAACCACTATATATTGCTATTTAAGCTTTTTGACTAAGTTTTTGTAAACTTCCATACCATCATCTGTTTTAAAGAAAGCAGCTAATGCAGAATATGGATGTTCGTCAAAAGGGACTGTCATTAATTTTCTATCCTCTTTACCAATAGTAAATGTTCTTTGATCTTTAGATAGTTTAATAAAACCAGCCTGTGTAGCTTTGACGCCAACGTTTCTTAGTTCAACATTGTCATCTTGTGCTAATTTAATAAACAACATAGGTTGTTTTTTAGCGAAAACCATTGCATCTCTTTTGAGCTCTGAAGAACTTAATGAATCAACTTTGTTTCCAAATTCAACTCTTAATATCCCTTCAACTTGATCAATATCTAATTCCTTAGCTAAATTTAAAGCTTGTAATTCAAGCTCAATATAATCTAATTCATTTACTGACTCCTCTACAGCACTATACTCTTCGTATAATTTATCCTTTAACGGATGATACAGTGATAATAGTTTCTGAAGACACTGATTTTCTTTAGGTACTTGCAACTGGCCATCTCTAAATACGATTCGGCCTAATGTTGTTTCACCTTTCTGTTCATCTACAAACGGTGAATTTTGGTTTGTAGCATATTTTAATTCTCTTTGAATTCCGTTTCCATTGTCAAACCATAATAATGGTGCTTTCGATGAATGTTTACCGGCTAGACTAAAAATAATAGGTTTCTTATTATTTCTGAGAATATATAGTCTATCTTTTATTTCCCAATTTTCCATGATATAATATAATAAAAATGTTAATAAAGGCTCTGGGCGCCGAAGCGCCCGTAACCTTCAAAAGTATTAAACAGTCTTCTTAAGTAGTAAGAAGTTGTTTGCAGCTTGTACACATAATGCTCTTTCAGAAAGGAAGTGAACGTTCATTTCGTCAATCGCGCTTGTGTAGTTACCACCAACTGAGCCAGTCACCCAAGACTTCATTCGTCTGTCATCAGCTTCAGAAGCTCTATAACGTACGTGTAAGAAAGGTCTTGAAATGTTCTTACCTAATTGTTGATCGTAAACTGTACTTGTTCCAGCAGGAACTAAAACACCTAATACAGATCCTTGGTTTCCACCAGTTGTAGAATCGTTTAAGTATTTCCAGTCTGATTTATAGAAGTCATAAGAACCTCGTCTAAATCCTGTGAAACCTAAGTTAAGCGCCATATCCTCAGAATTTTCGAATACACCGTAAGATGTACCGCCCGCTCCGTAAGTATTTTGGCCAGCTAACATGTTGTCGATAGACAAGTTTGTAGCTCTATTCAAGAACATCATGTTCTCTTCAATTGCACCTTGTTTATCTAATTCAGCTAAGATGTCGTCAAATTCGCCAACGCCTACACCGCCTGCAGCACCAAAGTCAGGATCATTGTAAACAAGTCCTCTGTCTTCAATTGCAGCAAATAGACCTTCAGAACCGCTAAACCCTGCAGCACCTGCAGAACCTAAGATAGCTCCTTCGTCTTTAACAGCTTCAATCATTGCCATTTCTAACTGATCTTCGAATCTAATTCTTGCTTCATGCTCTGATTTTAAATACCATAAGTATCCAGATGTACCAGACTCAGTTGTTACTTCAACCCACCCGATTTGTGCAACATCAGAACCATTTACATTATACTTATCTCTAAGAATAATTGGTTTGTTATTGAACTGAGTGAATTTAGCATCAATAGAGTTACCTACATCGCCAGATCCTTTTGGATATTCAGAACCATAGATAAAGATTTTAACGTCACTTAATGCACCAGCACCTAAACCTGATAAGTTACCAGCTCCATAAGGAGTTACAGTAATTGAATCAGTTAAAGATGAACCCGCTGCAGAAGGAGCGTCACTAACTCTTGCTTTTACAGAATTAACACCAACACTTACATTGACAGTAGCACCAACTCCAACTAATTGAGCTTTTTGCTCAGCAGTTTGTGCACCGGCAACGCCAGCAGCGTCATCCTCAAAAGTAATAGTTCCCGTCGTTGGGTCTGCAATTGAACAATCGTCAAACGCAACGTGTAGTCTAGCTTGCTCGCTCCAGACCACTACATCAGACGCCATAGGCATCTCAGCACCTACCATTCTTAAGAAGCCAGATATAGTTCTGTTACCATATCTTTCTACTTCTTTTTCATATACTTCAGGTAGAAACTGTTGAGTGAAATCTAGATCGGCAATCGACAAATAGTTATCTCCGAATAACCCTTTAACAGGTCTTGGAGTCAGGTGATTTAATTGGGCACCTGTACCCGGATTTGGAAAAGCCATAATCTAAAATTTAAAGTTATTTTCTAGTTTTTATTTTAAGTTTGGATCCGAATGTAGTATCTGAAGGGACAGCTCTAACAGTCCAGCCGTTTGCCGCTTTTGTTTCATGAACCGCTCTCGGGTTCATATCGACATTTTTAGCTTTCGCAACGCTATCCTTCACTGCATCAGCTTTACCTTGTTGATAAAAATGATTTGCAATTTGATCTGCATTCATCGCCGTAAATAAAGACTTGTGGTAACCGCGAGCATCTGACATTGTATTATTTTTATCTAAGAACATCTTAACAAAATTATTAATATCACTCTGAGTTTCCTTAACAGTATCCGTGTTTTTTACATTAAACCTATACTTTTTGTCTCCGACTGCATATTCAAAACCTTTGAAAGTTTTGTCGAACACTTGATTGGTTTGATTTAAAAACACTTGCTGCTGTCTTTCAGCTACCTTAGTAGCTTGTTTGTTTTCTTGGTTGTACCTATCAAAAAAGTCAACCGCTTTTTGCTGGTCCGGCGTTAGCTTCGAGCCAGCTTTAATTTCATTATAGTATTTATTTTTTAAACCTTCTAAATGGTTTTTAGCTTTTGCAGCTTCTTCTTTAAAAGCAATCTTTGCTTTACGAATTTGCTTTGGCTCATCGACTTCTTCGTCATAACTAAAGTCTTCCATTAAAAGATTAATATCTTCTGCGTCTAAATGAGGCTTAGTTGTTTCGTAATATTCACGTATTAACTGTGCGTCATTTAATTTTGAATAATCTGTATTTAGTTTTACATAATCATTCAAATCACCGCCTGTTTCATTCATAAATTCAATTACCTTTTCTAATCCTTCGGGTAATTCAACTTGTGCTTCTGTTTGCGGTAGTATTTCTTCTTGTTCCGGTGCGGAGTCGGCAGCTTCATCGCTTCCAACCACTCCTGCCTCGTCAGGGTTATCTGTTTCATCGGTTACTTCTTCTAATATGGTTTCTTCATTTTGAACGGGCTCATCTTCGCTGGTGTCCCGTACTTCTTCAGCCACTTCTTCGCCGTCTTGCGAGTCTTCGGATTGTCCGACAGTATCATCGCTGTCATCTGCGCTTTGTTCTTGAATGGCATCTTCTTGCGGTTTATTAAGTTTACCTAAATCTAATTTAATTGTACCATCTTCGGCTACCGAGGCACCCGTATCTGGTTTTGGTTCTTCAACTGGTTGTTCAGTTTGCTCTTGTCCCTCAACTTGAGTTTCAAGAACTTCTTCTTGTTTTTCTGACATGATAAAATATTATATAATTATACATTACTATTATTACTTCGGTTCGAAGGAACCTAAGTCAAATCCACCGCCTATAATGTCGTTACCTCCTGATTCAAAGTTGGTTGGCGGCTTATTGTTTTTTCTTTGTTCAATTAATTCACTTTGTTGAGACGCTTGTAATTTAGTTCTTTCGTCTTTTCTATCCTCTCTTTGAGATTCTCTTTGTTGTAAATTTTGAACTTCCATGCCTTTAAGTTGCATGTTATATTGAAACTCCTGCTCCATTAAAGCTTTTTTAGCCATAACTTCTGCTTGAAGTTTTTGAAGATCCATTTGACCTTCAAGTTGTACAAGCTGTGCTTTTTGTGCTGTTAAAGCTTCGTTCTTTTGAACTTCTGCTTGTGCTGCAACTTGCTGTGCTTGTGCGTTTGCTTCTGCTTGCGCTTGTATATTCTGCTGTTGCATCATTTGATCGCGCTCTGCTTTCTTTTTACGTCTAAGTTTTAAAAGCTGATTTGCTAGTTTTAAACTTTTAATATTTCTTATATCAATAGCATCATCTAAATCAATTAGACCTGCTGACAATGCTGTTTGAATATTGTTTTCTAACATTTGTTTTTCTTCATCATCCGGCATTAATTCAATAAATATACCAAAGTCATACAAATGTAATTGCGACATTTCTTTTAATGTAGCCACATTTAAACCGCCGATCTTTTGTATAAAAGCATCTGCAGTTGGTGAGTACTCAACAATATCTGATATTCTAAGTGATAATCCGTCACATAAATTTTTAGTTAAAAACAAACCACCCTCTAATATGTGCCTTGTGGCTGTATTACTATTAGCTGCTGCTAATTTTTGTATACCAACTAATGAATGTTTATCTGGTGTGCTACCATCCCTTGCTTCATTTAATCCGGTCACATCTCTTATCATTTGTAAATAATAATTATATGTGCTAATTAATGACTGTAGCTTATTACCGCCAGAACCACTAGTTATTTCTTGAATAGGTATTTTACCTGGGTTCATATCACCCTCTTGTGTAAACGATCTACCAATTACAGAACCTGTTTGAAAAAACATATTTAATGCTTCTTGCGGATTGTAATTAGTTCCATTGCCTAAATCAACTTCTGCTAAACCATCAGCGTCAAGATATACACCATCTGGCACCATTCTTGACATTACCTGCTGTAGTTTTAAATGTGTTAACTGAATCATATCTGCAAACCCAGTTATTCTGCTAACTAAACTTTCAATACGACCTTTATACATTCTTGGTGCAACTATACTGTAATTCATCATTACTTTTGTATAATCACTTTTTGGGCGTATCATATTCTTCGCCATTTCCCATTTAAGTAAATAATCCGTGCCTAAAACTAATACACCTTCGTATAATACTTCTAATACTTTTGACAACTTGCCAAACCTTGCTTCTAATACTTCAGTTGGCGGATCAAACGTATCATCTTTCATTATAATTTTATCTGCACCTGTGGCTGTTTCTTTTAATTTATAAACTTCATTCATATAAGTTTTATAATTAAAATATAATATCTGTACAGTATTAGAATCTGATGTATCGTAATTAGTTAAAGTCCTATCGTAAAAACCATTGTTCTGGTAACCTTGCTTAGATATTTGTTCTAAGTCTGAATCGCTTAACTCTGGAAATTGTTTCTTTAATTCATTTATGGGCACGCTTTTAATTTCACCACAATAATAAATATCATCAAAATAAGGTGAATCTGTATATGACCACACTAAATTAGCAGGATCTACATAATCTACTTTAACACCTTCTGACTTTGTAAATGAATTTTTTACAGCACCAATACCTAATACTGTTAAATCATAAGTTATTCTTTTCTTTGTTAAATCATAATGATTACCTGTTAACAAAGTATTTATCGCTTGCTCTTCTGCTAATTCTACACCTTGTTTGTAGCTTAGCTGCATATGCAATTCTAACTCTTCTTGTGACTCTGGCAACATTTCAGGTTTGTTTTCAAACATGTTAATGCCAAAGTTTTGTTGTGCAAATTCATTTAATTCTTTTGTTTGCATATCACGTATAAGCGAATTCATATACTTTGTTCTTTTCGCTACACCATATGGATCTTGTGAATATGCTTTAACATCAAATACCCTTTCTGATATTCCGTTTACAACTATATCTACAAACTTAGGTATAATAGGTACGGGTTTCCAATCTAAATTAAGATATGACAAGTCACCATTAATAGATAACTCGTCTTTATATTTTTGTATGCCTTGTTCACCTCGCGCATATAATCGCAAACGATGAAAAGTATTTTGATTACTTCTAAATCTATTAGTTCCAGAATCCGATTTAAACCATTCATCTTGAATAGCTCTACCGACTCTTAAACCATAATCGCTAGACATTTTTTCTTGATCGCTAGCAATCTGACTTGGAAAAAAACTGTTTATAACTGACTCAGCCATATGTTTATTTTATTATTTCAGATATTGCACCACTATTTTTATACTTAGCAATATGCAAGTTTAATTTTGGTTTTTCAACTTTAGGATTAGGTCTGTATAAGTGTCTATTGCATGCCATAATTGCTAATCCTGAACTAATAGTGGCATCAAATTTTGTTCTTTTGTTAATATCAAATCTACCCCAATCTAACAAGGTATCATTAAAATACATATCACCGTATCCCTCATCTTTAATACCAACATATTGTTGTATGTAACTTTCTATTGCGGCTGCGTGAGCTTGTTTAATATCTTCACTTGAATTAGGTATACCACCTATTTCTTTTTCTGCAACAGATAATTTATTCCAAATTTTATCTGGTCTATTCATTGAATAACCCCTATATCCTCTACGCTTAAAATAATACAACAATCTTGGTTTATTATTTTCAGCAAGTATCGGCATTCCGTAAAACACACAAGCCATTAACACATCTTCAAAAAACATTTCTGCTGTCTGTGGTCTAGCTATATACTCCAAAAAGAAATGATTTGGAGGGGCGTTTTCCATACTAAATTTAGTTAACCCATGCAAAGAACCCTTAGAACCTTTGCCATCGGTAGTTCCTGATATATCATAACTATCACAACCAAATGCACCCATGTGTTCATTACCCGGGTGACGTATACCGTTTTTAATTATTTGTGCATTTTGTAATTCTGCATTAGGCACCCAAGATATTTTAAATCTTCCTTGTGGGTTAGGCGAGAACATAACTCTTGAATCTTTTATGCCATTAGTCCAACTAAAGGTACCTGTATTTATAACGTTACTATTTTTTAAATCTTCGTTATAATCAATCTGTTCGTATATTTTTACTAAATTAAATATACTATTTTTAGTTTCATCTCGGAACGCATGTTCCTCTGTACGCGGGAACTGTCTATAGAACTCATTTAAAGCGTCCTGGTCGCCTTTTAAGCCGTCCGCCTCATTATGCCAGTGTTCAATAACTCCGACATCAATCGGGTCTCCGTAGACATCAACACAAGTTTCTGATGGCGTCTCGAATACAGGCATTCCAAAAGAATCAATGAATCCTTCGTAATTCCATTCCATAGGTATGAACAAAGAATAGAGTCCTGACTTTGTCTGTCCATTGCGGTTTCGTTTTGTGACGTCCGAATCATAATATAGTTTTTTAAAGTTATCACCACCTTTATCCAGAGCATTACTCGTGGATCCCATCATACACTTACCAATAACTCTACTACCTAATCTAAGCGTAGTTTTAGTGACGCGCCAGTTGTTGAGGATGTTATCCGGCCTTTCCCACTTCCCACTTTCATCGTGGACGAGGAGCGCGAGCTTCTCACCGTCGTAGGAGTTATCACCGGTGTTCTTCCAGTCGATTGTTGTGTCCAACCCTGTGAGCTCCTCGGGCCTTTCACCCGTGAGTATTTTTTTACGGGTAAATTTACTGGCTGGTACACGATATGCCAACTCGGTTTTGGGGCGGTCCATACCGTCCTGAATCGGTTTGAAAAAGAAGGGGTAATTAACCGATATTGGAACCACCTTGTCTGTGAACATCTTTTTAGCATCAGCACCGGACTTTGATAATATACCATATCTAGAGTCAGAGGATATGGTTGCCAAATTAACGGTTTCTCCAGAGGCCATAAAGGAAAAGCCAGACCGTCTATTCTTGAGGTAGCACATCCCATAGGATCTTCTATCTGCTTTACAAGCTTCCCAGAAAATAAAGAATAATCTATTTGCTTCCCGAAACTCTGGCTTCCCAACATCAATCTTGGACCACTGCAAGTACATATAATGAGTGCCAGTAATATAAGTAGGATTACCTTTGTTGTAAAACCAATAACCCTCTTCTCGTAATTTAAACTGTTCATCTATATATGGTTCCCATTTATCTTTAAAATCATTTGGGTAATCTCTCCATTCAAAAGCGCTTGTAATTCTTGAAAGCTCTTTATGGTATTCATGTGAAACCCACTGATCTTCTTTTTTATCTAACTTAGATGGTTTTTTTGGTAAAGCTATTTTAAGATTCTGTATATTATATATTTCACCAATTTGCCCCGTCTTACTTATTATAACAACATCATGTTCTTTGTTATATCCGTATTTCCACTTCTTAGTTTTATTTAATCTAGATATTGTATTTTCTTTTATAGGCGTTACAACCTTGTATAAAGTTTGCTTGTACATTATTTAGATCTTCTTTCCGCAAACCCTCCAAATGATTTAGGTTTGTCCTCTCGTGGTTTATCATCAAGTATATTTTCTTCTTCCTGAATTCTAGTAAGTATTTCGAAAGCGTCGAATATAGCCAACTTTTTTGTTGCCGCTGCATTTTTTAATCTATCAGCTGCTAAGTCATCATCTGATTCTACAATTGGTTCTTCTGCAACTTTTATAAGCTCATCAACCGCTTTGTAACCAGCTTTTATTATATTCCTCTTTTTCTCCTTGATGTTCATATTTAATTGTAATTGAATTTGTAGGAATTCTATATAATACTTCGTTATCTATATTAAATTCGTATTCCCTATTTGGTTTAAACCCTACTATATCACCGACATTACCAGCTTTAAAGTAAGGATCTTTATATACTATTTCACCAACAAGCTCATTGTCTTTTATTGGTTTTATAAAATTATAACCAGGAAGTGCGTTCCATATTGTTATTCTTTTATAAGCATATATTTGTTCAACAGGCACTATATATAAATCGTCTCTATACCAATTACGACTTCTTTTTTCTTCACCCCTAATATCATTAAACCTGCGAAAAACATTATGATGTACTATTACTTCATCACCGAACTCAATACCCATTGAATTATAAGCTGGTGTATATTCAACAATACCAATTCTTGAAACAAACTTATGGTCTGATTTGTCTGTATTTAATATTAAAGTTTTATCATCAATTTGTTTTTCGTTGCTATAAGCCTTATCGTAAGGTCTTACAACGAAGTCAAACAAGCCTCGCATTAGTATTCTAAGTTGTATTCTATTGCAATAGCCATGTTTTTATTAAAGTCTTTCCAAGGTATAACATCATTACCTTTTTTAATATATATTGAATACTTATCTTCTTCTTCAATAATACTATCTATAATATGACCGCCATATACTTCTTGCCCTACGGAATAGTGCATAGCGTCATTCTTATAGTCTTTGCCGATACTAATCTTCCTGAGCAGGTTCATCTTTTAATTCTCCTGTTTTAATATCAACAATTTTATTACCGTAATCATCTTGTAATTCTTTTTGTATTACAGATAATGTTTGCTCAGATTGGTTTAAAGCATGCAGCATTTTATGCTTGCTTGATTCTAATTTACCAACCTCTAATGTAATGTTGTTTATTTCGGTAACTACTGCTTGCAATTTTTCTAATTGCTCTTTTTTAATTTTATTTGCCATTTTATTTTATTTAACTGTTCTATTGCCCAAATTTAATTTATAGTATTCAACAAACTTCATAGGATCTGCATAATATTCTTTTAACAGATCTAATGCTCTTTGTATGTCATCATGAAGAAACACATATTGCGGGCAGCCAACTGTGATTATCCATTTTTTTTGTTTTTCACCCCACTGTATTTTAACTACTTTACCTTTAGGGGAGCCTAAGTTGTATGGGTTATTTTCCATTTTTAATTGTTTGGAATTTTTCAGCTCCACGTGAACCAAAATAAGCTACATAAACTGTAACTAAAAGTGTTTGAAGCAAATCAACCCATCCAGCCGACACGCTGAAACTCCATTCAAAGCTATCCAACAATATTAAAAATACCATTGATATAGTTAAAAATATCAAACTCATTGGCCTTGTATTTTTACTTAGCCAACTATCTGATTTCATATCTGACTCCCAGCGTTTAGACACTTCCTGCATTTCTACCATATCCATTTCTAAAAGCTTCATAGCTTTTTCTTTATCTTCTGCAGGCATAGCCTCATCTTTACTAATTAGGTTTTTAACTACACCTAATACTCCGTTGTCAGGTAATATATCGCCAACTGTGCCTAGTATACCAGGTGCAGCTTTGCTTAAAAATTTTCCTACTTTTGTTTCAGAAAATTTCTTTTTATTTTTTTGACTCATAAGGAAACATTTTATTTAAAGTTTCTTTTCTTTTTTGACACCCGCATCCGCCAGGTATCTTATCAGCTAACTTTTTAATTCCAGTAGCTTTAGTAAACTTTTCTATAGTATCTCCTAATCCTTGTGATTCCATAACTTAAAAATATTAAACTGACTATTAAAATATGATATAGGTTTATGTGAGCCTCGCCACATGCCCCTGTTAAGTGTTCTAACAATTCCATCTTCTTCTTGCGGCTCTACCTCTTTCAGACTTCCAGCTTTTTGATCTTGCACAAAATGACTTTCTTCTCTTAGCGGCTTTACTGCCTGGCTTTAATTTAGATGGGTCCTTAGTTACTGCGGTTTGTAATTTACTACCCGGGTTATCTCTTTTATATTTATCTACTCCTTTTTGTGACATACCGCCACCTGCAGCCGCACCTGTACCGGTTGACTTTGCTTCGTTATAATATCCTTTAGATTTTTTACGAGAAGGCGCATCGCCTCTTTTTTTTGCAGGTGAGCCTAAAGCATTTGGGCCTACACCTTTTCTTTTAAATGGTGTATCCATATTATTTACCGTAGTATCCTTTTTTATAATTTTTACCTGGTGCTGCTTTAATCGCGTCTTGCAAATGCTGTGGTAATTTATTTTGGTTACCAACTAATGCTTTTGTCAATGGTGACTTGGCAGACATCTTAAATGGTGATTTTGTATACATTTTATATGGCGATTTTAGTTTGCTCGCTGGGCTTGAGCCTGCGATTATTTCTTTTTGTTTTTCTACTGAAAAATCAGAAAGATCCATATTTTTAGTTCCTATTTCAACTTTTTGATCTTTGTTAGTATGCGTAGCACCTTGTTGAGAACCTTTTACTCTTACATCAAGTTTAGCGTCAAGAGCCTCACTTAATTTTTTATTGTACTCATTCTTAACTTCTTTTTTCTTTTCTTTTCTGCTTTTTATATTACCAACATCTTCTTTAAATTGCTTTCTGTTAGATTTAATTGTTTTGTTAGCATCGTCCATCTTAGCAGACTTGTCAGATTTAATTTTACTTTTTGCATCTTTAAATTCAGCATCAGTCATATCTTTTTTCTTACCTCTAAGGTCTTTCATTGCTTGACGCTTATCTTTTCTAGCTTGTTGCTTATCACCTCTTGCGCCTTCGTTAGCTGCTTTTTTCTTTTTAAGAGCATCACCAAATTGCTTACCTGCAGTATCACCAAGTTCGCCAGAATCACGCATTGTTTTAAGCTTTTGTCTTTGTGCTTTGTTTTTAGCAATCTTATCGCCTCTAATATCTTGTCTTAAAGTCCAAGGAGCAACGTAGTTACCCATTACTTTCTTTTTCAAATCGGATACATTGCTAACCTCAGTTGTTTCTCCCTGTTGTATTGACGTTGTTTCTTGAGGCTTGCCTTTACCATCAATAGTAAATTTGCTTGCATAATCTGCTCCAGCGGGTGAATTATACCATTTTTTCCATTTGTCTGGATCCATATACCCACCTGATCCATCATAGCTATCATCAGCGCCTTGGGTAGTTGTTTTAATTACTTGGTCTGGTGATGTTGTTTTAGTTTTTGAGCCGTATTGCACAGAACCATCTTGGCCAAGTGAATACCCTTCTGCTTGTTCTACTTTATTAGCATCTTCTTGTGCTTGTTTAGCTACAGAACCAACATCTAACATAGGTTCTCTAACTTTCATGCCCATTGAGGACGACTGATTTACTCTTGTTGTTATTGGTTTGTTCATGATGTTAGTTTTATAAATTGAATAAGTCCGATGGGATTTTACTCGTATCAAAGTTTAGTTTAAATTTTTCAGGGTCGAATTTAGCTGATATGTCTTTTATTTTGTCAGCGGCTGATTTTTCTGGTGGAGCAGCGACACTGCCGGAACTACCGGATTGTTGCCCTTTTTCTTTATCTATGGCTTCTTTTACAGTTCCACCAACATCTAAAAATTTGTCAGCAGCATCTGCTTCGCCGTATACTAATGCTTCATTCATCTTTGCAGGTGAACTGCAAGCTTTTTTAGTTATTGGTGTTGCTTTATACATATTATGAATTTTTATAAGCATCAGCTTCCCAAGGAAAACCGTGTGCTCCTTCTTTTATTTTTTTACCAGCAGCTTCTATCATACCATTATCTAATCTGGTATATACTCTTGCCGGCGACTTTGTATCTTTTTTCCAAGTTACGCTGTCGTCTGTATATGATAACTGCCCCTGCAGCATCTGATCGTGATGCTCATCTTCATGAGCTATCGAATCAGCTTTTTGCTTTTTAGAGGCTTTTTTATCAACAAATGTAGTTCCATCACGATTAGCTTCTGCTATAACGTTAGGATCTAAATCTTTTTCAAAAACAGGTCTGCCAAATCTGGATAACTCATCGTTAAATCCGAACAATTCGCCTTTTGTTTTTAATTTAAGTGCCATTATTTTTTACCACCCATAAGCTTCCCAGCTAAAGCGCCAGCAGCACCTTTAATTAATGCTGGAGCAACTGCACCTGCAATCGCGCCTAATATTTTTGCGGGAGACTTTGGAGCTCCTAAGTTATTTGGACCTATACCTTTTTTCATTTTATCTAGTTTTGTCGTTTATCATATCATCAATAGCTTTATTGTAAACTTTATCAGTATATGACTTGTTGTTATAAAATATACTTCTTTGTGAGGTTGGCAAGTCTTCTTGCGCTAACATAATTCTGTATATACGCTTAATTAAGTTTTGACATTTAAATGATGTTTTATATACAGCAAACTTAGATGTTGTTCTATTGCGTTCTTTAAATACATCAATCCAACCTTCTCGGCGTAATCGTTCCCATCTGTTTTTATCCCATGAGTATGTATATACACCTTCTATAAAATCATTACGTGTAAAGTGAACTTTGCAATCTAAATATATTAGTAGCTCTATATCAGCGTCTTTTAAATTATATGTTTTACACGCCCACTTACGTATTATCCTGTAATATTTTAATAAATTTAATTCTTTTAAATCGTTCGCTTCTAGTCTCATTCTATAATAACTACATCAACTGCTTTAATTACATAATATAGTTTACCATCGAAATCGATACCATGACCAGCATGTTTGTCATACCGTATTGTATCGCCAACTTTTACTATTGGTACTTGATCGCCAATACTTATAACTTTAGCTTTTAAATACCTTTCGTCTTTATTTTGCGCTTCTGTTAACTCTAAGCCACCTACTTTCTTCGGAGCTTCTTTTATTTTGTCAACTACTAAATAATAACTAACTGCCTGCATTTTGTACACGTATATTACTTATTATACAATCTGCAGATAAAATAGTTGTAGCAACCGAAACTGCATTTTTAAGAGCTGACTTTGTTACTAGCACAGGATCAATTATACCGGCATCAATCATTTCTACAGCTTCACCTGTTATAACATTTAAACCTGTACCTTGTGTCATTGGCTCTACATATTCTAGTTGAGCATTTTCTAATATTGTAGCATATGGCCATTTAATAGCTTCAAGCAATATTTCTTCACCAACATTTTCTGCACTAATAAGAGTAGCTGCATTCAATAAAGCAACTCCGCCGCCTGGAACGATTCCTTCTTTATAAGCAGCTTTAGTCGCATATATTGCGTCTTCAACCCTGTCTTTCTTTTCTTTTAATTCTATTTTAGAATTACCAGCAACTTTAATTATGCCAACTTTACCGGTTAACATTGATAAACGTTGCTCAAGTTTCTTTTTAAAATAACCGTTTTTTTCTTCTTTTATTTTATTTGAAACTTCTTTTATTCTTTGTTCTACAGCTGGGCTTTCAATAATTTGTAAAACTGTATTTTTATCATCAGTAACAGCTTTTTCAACTTCACCCAAACAGTCAGCATTGATAAAATCAAAATCATCACCTAATTGTTCATTTATAACTGTAGCACCTGTTAATATAGCTAAGTCTTGTATTGTGTCTTCTCTTGTTGGCCCAAAGCCAGGAAGATCTACTACATTAACTTTAATATTACCTTTTACTTTATTTGCTAATAACGTTGAAAGCGGCTGCTGATCAACTTCGGCAACTATAAGTAAACTTCTTTTCTTTTTAATAACATGCTCTAATATATTTTGTATACGT